GGTAAAAAAGCAGCTTATATAAATTCAGATGCAAGAACAGCTTGGTTTGAAGTTGGAGATTTAGATGTTGTAGACTTTATGGAAAGTGAATTCAATGTCTTTGCTCGTAATAGTATTTTTGAACAAGAGAAAATAGATAAAGCAGAAAATCTTATTCTTACTATGGGGCAAAATGGTATGACACCAGATACAATGCTTGAAGTTTTAGATGCAAATAATATGTCTAAAATGAAGCGTTATGTAAAAGAAGGATTAGCAGCAGAACGAGAATTCCAACAACAAATGCAACAACAACAAGCACAGACTGCACAAATGCAATCTGAAGCAGAAAAAGTAAAACAAGATTCTAAAAATGCTACAGATATTCAAGTTGCTCAAATTCAAGCTAATGCTAAACTACAAGCATCAATGAATAGTATGCAAGATGCAGGAGTAGAAGATTTAGTAGAAGATACAGTAAATCTTGAAAGTAATGCAGTAGCAAATACAGAAAGTGCTTTAGCTAAAAAAGATGCTACAAGACAGAAAACCATTTCTCAAAACAAAAATGATCAATTGAAAAGAGAGCAAATGGCGAATCAAATGGCAATAGCTAAAGAAAATAGAAATCAATATGATAAATAAATTGTTAACTAAATAAATTTTATAACTATGTCAAAAGAAAATGATTTGAACATTGATGACATAACTCTAGGAAATTTAAGTAATCCTGAGAGTGCACTTCTTACATCTACTGGCGAAGAACCAGTAGTACAAGAAGAAAAAGAACAAGCTAAAAATCAAGAAGAAGTTACCGAGCAACCAGAAAATCAAGGAAGCGAAGAAGCTGTTGAAACTACTGAAACTGCAGAAGAATCTAAAGAAGAAGGAACTCAGTTTAATGTTGACGATGAAGGTAATTTAATTAATGAAGAAGGTGAAGTTGTTTATAAAAAAGGTGATTTTGAAGTAGTACAAAATGAAGATGGTACTCAAGAAATTGAAGTTAATGCTCCTGAAGATACTGTTGTCTTAAGAGATTTAATTAAAGATAACTACGGTCTTGACTTAGTTGATTCAAATGGAGAAAATTTAACTTACGAGAATAGTCATGAAGGTCTAGTACAAATGATAAATGATGCTAGTGAATTAAAAGCAAAGAAAATGGAAACGGAAACCTTTGCTGCATATCCACAAGCTAAAGCTTTTTTAAATCATTTGTCAGCAGGTTATGACGCTAATTCGTTTTTTGATGTTCCTACAGATTATAGTAATATTTCTATACCCGAAGAAACAGAGCAAAATGCAAATAGTTTAAAGTCTTTATATCGTGACCTTATATTAGCAGAATATAGAGAAAGATATAATTACAATAGTTTAGATACTAACCAGAAAGCTGAAGTAGATAAACAAGCAGATGCTTGGTTTACATATCAACAACAAGCAGGGACAGATAGAGATACAGCTATAACGGCTCAAAAACTATTAGCAGCAAAAGAACAACAAATAACACAACAACGTGATGCACATAATAAGCAAGTTATTGAACAAAGAGCTGCAGAAGAACAAGCTTATTGGAATAATATTAAAGACGCTGTTGTTACAAAAGGTGTTTTAGGTAATATTAAAATTCCTGCAAATGATAGGGAATCTTTTTATAATTATATAAGTAAAGGAGTTAATGAATATGGTCATACACAAGAATTTATAGATGCTTCTCAAACAACAGAAGATAATATAACTTTAAATATGCAATTAGCTTTATTACGTTATTTAAAATTTGATATTAATAAACTTGTTAAAATGGAAGTTGCTCAAGATAAAGTAAAAGAGTTAAAACTCCTTAATTCTAAAAGAAGAATTAAACTATCTGGTAGCCTTCCTGTAACAAAAGTTACTAACGATATAGCTGGAATTAATATAAACAACCTTCATGGAAGGAAGAAAAATTAATTCTAGTTTTAATTATTTTTAAACTCTTAAATTAAATTAGAAAACAATGGCTTTTACAAACATTGAAAATACGGCAAAGGTCGTATATCACGATACGTTTGATGGTCGTGGGTTCACGGATCAAAACAGTTTAGTTAATGCACTTCTTACGAAGCCTGACCAACTAGACCCTGTACTTACGCATTTAATGGGTCGTTACGACAAACAATTCCCACTTTCTTTCTTAAGTGAAGGATATGAAGGTAGTAAAGGTATACAAGATGTACAGTATACTTATGATGTAATTAATAAATTAGATAAAGCAGACGTTGTAATTGAATCACAATATTCTGGTACAGATAAACCTGGTTTAAATAATACAAACTTCTTTGTAACATTTAAATCAAATTGGTTAAAAACTGACCACATTATTGAATCTCAAAATGATGTTCAAGCTAGAGTTGTAAGTAGACCAGTACAAGTTGGATTATACTATAAGTATGAATTACAATTAATGTATGATGGAAGATTTGCTTCTTGTCCACTTAGTGAATTAGCACCAGGTACACCTTGGGCTATGGTTGGTGGAGCGCCTGTTTCTGAATCTCTTTCTATGGGTAATGAATCAAACTTCGTTGCACCAGGGAAAATGAAGAATCAATTATCTTTCCTAAGAAAGTCTTGGAGACTAGGAGGTAATGTTTCTAACAGAACTGTTGAATGTCAATTTAACGTTGGTGGTAAACAAACAAATCTATGGGTTGCTTTCGAACAATGGCAATTTATGATTAAATGGAAACAATCAATTGAAGAGCATCTATGGTATTCTCGTTACAATAGAAAAGCAGATGGTTCTATTCCTACTAAAGACCCTAAAACTGGATTAGTTATTCCTATTGGCGCAGGTGTACTTGACCAAATTCCTAACAACGATACTTATTCTAAACTTACAGCACGTAAAGTTAAAGATGTAGTTAGAGATGTAATGTTTGGTGCAAGTGATACTGAAAATATGGATGTACGTTTATTTACAGGAACAGGTGGTGCTGAAGAATTTGACAATGCAATGAAAGACGAAGCAAAAGCTATGGGTTTCATTCAAGATACAGGTGACAAATTTGTTACAGGTTCAGGTTCAACTCTATCATTAGGTGGATACTTTACACAATATATTCACAAAGATGGACACAAAATTACTGTTCAACATTTACCACTTCTTGATTTAGGTTCAAGAGCTAATAAAGCTCCTCGTCATCCTAAAACAAGTTTACCTATGACTTCATATGAAATGTATTTCATTGATATGTCTGTTTATGATGGTAAGAAAAACGTACAAATGTACCACCAAGAAGGTCGTGCTATGAAAACTGGTATTCTTCAAGGTATGGCTGATACTCCATATTCTTTCTCTGGAAATAAAGGAGTTATCTCTTTAGGTACTGAACAAGATGCATCACACATCCACTTTATGTGTAGTAAATCAATTTGTATTCGTAGAAATACTCATTGCTTTACATTGAAATGTGATTTAGCATAAAATAAATAATAATTCTAGAAATTAGATTAATCAAAATGATTAACAGAAAATAAACAGAATACAATGAAAGTTATACAACATAGTAAAACAGTTGAAATACACTTAAGACCTAACTCGGCAAAAATGGCGAGAATAGGTCAAGGAATTGATTTAGAAGTAATTCATAATAAAGAAAAAATAGGAAGTGCATACACTAAAAATGGGGCTATACTTAGAGGTCTTAATAAAATTGAAGAACGTATGTTTCTACCTAGAATTCTTGGAATCTCTGAAAAAGATGTTTTATTTGAAAAATACGTTGAAGATTATTGGTTAAATATAAACGTAACTGTTCCTTCACATAATAGAGAAGGAAAAGGAGGTGGTCTTAAATTGCAAGTAGGCTTTGAATATGATAATCAAGCCGATGCTAAAAAAGGTCAAAAAGAAGCAGATAAAGAAGCAATTCGATTTGAAAAATGGAAAACAGGTTTAATTGGAAAAACACCAAATGGTATACGTAGATTTAAAGAAGATTTCTCTATACGACAAGAAGTAGGTAAACCAATAAACGTGAATGAATATATTTTATATCGTTATTGCCTTGTTTATTCAGTAGTTGCTTTAGATATAAAGTACATTGATAATTCTGCAAAAATACGTTTTTATATCTTAGATTCTTCAGCATCTCTTAAAGCTGACCATGCAAAATTAATGGCAAAGAAAAATGCTACACTTGCATTTAGTGAACTTTTAGGAGACAGAGATAAAGTTGGATTTGTAATAGATGTTATGAAAAAAGAAATTAGTGGAGTACAACAAATGAATAAAAAAGAATATAGTGTTAATACAGACGATGAAAAAGATATTTTATTAGATGCAATTGTTAGTGCATATCCTAATAAATTTCTTTCAGTTGTAAATGATGACAATCTTGTTCTAAAATCTTTTGTTGAACAATGCGTTAATTTTGACATTCTTAGACGAATACCTAATACAGATACAATATATTATGGAGATAATACTAAAATCGGTAATAGTGTAAATGAAGCTGTTATGTTTTTGAAAGAAGAACAGAATCTTGAAACAAGACAACAAATAAAAGCTAGGTTAACAACAGCAAAAAAGTAAAGTAATTATGCTAGTACAAGAAATGCATGTGCAATTTGATTCTCGTTTGCAGCGAATGAATTCTAATGCTTTTGATATTTTTTATCCTGCAGAGAAAGATATTCTTTTAAATTATGCTCAAAACAAATTTATTAGAGTAACTCTACCGCCGAATGAAAACAATAAGAAAGTAGAAGGTTCACAAAAAGCTACTAAACGATATGATGACTTGCAAACATTAGTAACTAAAAAATCACAGAAAATGTATATTTTAGAAGATAATGTTTTGTTTTCTGTATTGCCCTATGATTTTTTTGATTTTATAACTGCCAATACAAGCCTAAAAGAGAATTGTAATGGTGTTACAACAACAAGTAGTACGGCAAATTTATATATAGCATACTTACCTTTCGTTGATGATGTTGCAACAACAAGTTTGTATTCAGATTTTAAATGGACTTTAACGTATAATGACGGTTCTAGTTTAATTTTAGCACAATTAAGTGACTATCCAAAATTTCCTACATTATCTGCAAATGATGAAAAATTCTTAATTAGCAATTTTGCTATTTATGAAAATAATCGAAAAAGCAATAATGTTAAAGTTTATTGGGAAAAATACGGAGACATTTATAAACCTAACAATTTTATTTTTGTTAGTAGTGCTGATAATTTAAATAAGATAGTTATGAACGTTAAAGGAGCATTAAGTGCTGAAACTAGTTTTGCAAGTCTTAATTATAGTTATTATTCTACTATTACAGGAACATTAGCTAAAAAAGAAACAAGATTAGTACCTACACAATTTGTTCAATCATTTATTGCCAATCCTTTCCAATCAACTGGTTCGGATAGTCCAATAACTGAATTAACTGATAATCGAATTCTATTACATCATAATTCTAAATTTGCAACTGATCATATAGAAATCGTTTATTATAGAAAACCTAAGCTAATAAATTATTATCTAGACGTTTCTTGTGAGTTACATGAGGCTCGTCATGATAAAATAATTGATATAGCTGTTGAAGCAGCTAGTGCTTTTATTGGTAATCCAAGAGAAGTAAAAACATTAACAAATTTTATTAATCAATCTAACGAATAAAATATTATAACAATGGATAGTATGTTCGATTTAATTGTAGGTAAAGATGTTGCCTACAAAGCAAAAACAGGAGGAACAATCGCTGGTATACACGAAGTCGATTTACTTCTTCCTGGCGCTATTGCCGTTTTCGCAGAAAGTGGTTTAATGGTGGAAACAACAACTACCGCAGCTAATTTAAAAGATGTTAAATCTTTTTATATAGCTGTAGGTCGCACAAATGATGTGAAAGTAAGTCAATTAATTGATAGAGATTCATTTCATAGAATTAAGAATGCATATCAAGCACACACACTACAAGTAACAACAGTTACTCCACTTAATTTACCTGCTACTTACGTTGCAGGAGAAGAAGCTGAAGTTTCTATTATGTTATGGGATGCAGGTATCGAACCTGCAATGCTAAAAGAAAGACACAGCATTAGTGTAGTAAGTGCAGAAACAAATACTACATGCGTTCAAAAGATTGTAGACAAAATTAATGCTAATAGTAAATATGTAACTGCAGCTGTAACTTCAGCAGGTGTTACTTTTACTCTAACAGCAAAAAGCAAGAATACAACTTTTGATGTAGGATTTAATGGACCTGTAATTGAAAATGCAGTTGCTACTGTTAGTACTCCTGCAGTATTTTCTGAAGGTCAAGGAGCAGATTTAGTTGGTCTTGAATCTCAAGGTCAAATTTATGATGGTTCTACAAGTCCAATTTGGTATACTGATAAATTGTGGACACAAGCAAAAGAAATCGTTGCTGCCACTAATTACATTCAGTACCAATTAAATTGGGAACAAGAAAGTAGATCATTAAATAGCCAAAATTCTGCTGTTTTAGGAACGACTATGCTCCTACCTACTGGCACAGATATTGTTACTGCAATGGACACTATTTTAGGAGTTCTTGTTACACAAGTACCAAGTACTGGTAGCGGTCAAGCTGCTTTTGGTACTCTATAATCTTTTCCATGTTTTTTTAAAAAGGCTGTTACAAACGGTAGCAGTCTTTTTTATAACTTTTAAATTTTAATAGCGTGAAACTAAGATTTAATGTGCAAGATGCTGTCTATGATTCAGGTACACCATCTTTTTGTCAAGCAACAACAACTAGTGATTATACAGGTATGAATGGAAGTATATCTGTTAATGGAGTTGAAGTTATTACTTTTAGTGACTTATCAAGTGGTACATTTACTTATCCTACCCCACTTCCTGTTACTGCAGGAAATGCTACCGTTACTGCCATTAGTCTAGAAAATTACCAATATGTTGCTATGACAATGACTATAGCAAATCTTTGGGATGCGGTAGAAGTAAGTATAACTTTAAATAAAACTAACTATAAAACAATAGAAAGAAAATTTACTGTTTTTGGATATGATATAGGTAAAAATCCGAGTATAGCTGCAACTAATGTTAATCCTGAATTTTATCTTGTAATGATTCCAAATAATTATGGAACTGCAAAAGCAACTACAGGTACTATACCGAATTCTTCTCTTACAGGGACTTGGACAACTACTACAGGTTCTGGAGAAACTATTAAATTAGAAGCAGTTAAAGATGGAGTTACAGGTAATTCAATATCTTTAACTGCAGGAGATGGAGCGACTACTTTAGCTACTTTAGTTTCAAACTGGAATTCAATAAATCCTGGTAATACAGTAACTCTTACTGAAACAAATGGAACAGGGTATAAACCTGGTGTTGGAGAAACATTTACTTTAACTGGAGGTACAGAAGCAGTAATTAGTGGAAAATTAGCTTATTCAAATTTTGTAGGATGGAGAAAACCTTTTACAAATGATTTATATTTAAATGCAAATTATTCTGAAATAAACGATAGTGTTGAATATAAAGATACTAGTTCTACTCCTGTTGTTTTATCTACTTCTCATTCTTCTATTTTACCTTGCTATGGAGGTAGTGCTATAAATTTAGTATCTACTATGTATGATAAAACTTCATGCCCTCCTGCAGTTTTAGATACTTGTACTCACGGACCTTTAACATTTATTAATTTAGTACTTATTCCTACTTTTAGTTGTGGAATTAGTTGCGTTAATTGTTGTACAACAAATGATTGTTTAGTTAAAATAGAAACAAATACAGTTCAATTTATTCTTGATACATCTACAATTAGTGTATTAAAATACGATGATGTGAGTATTGTTAGTACTGAAACAGTTACTTTAAAAGCTACTTTATATGATGGTTGTGGTAATTATATAAATGAAAAATCATCATCAATTTCAATAAACCCTTTACCTGCATTATCAGGTAGTCAAGTACTTCTTGATTTTCCTTGTGAAGGAGATTATGCTGTTGTAGGAGAAATAAGTACAGGTGCTTACAGTTGCACTTATACAAAAACATTTACAGGATGCTCTTTTTATAAAATAGTTGAAAGTGAATGTGGTAAACATACACTAACAAATTTATCTTCTTCTGAATTAACTTTAGTAGTTGAATCTTTAGATAAAGATAAAAATTGGGCATCATTTATAACTACTAAAACAGTTAAGCCTTGTTCTACATACGATATATTAACACCAAATGATGGAGTTTATAGAGTTACTACAACTGTAGGTGCTACAACAGAATATAAAGTTATAATTCAAGATTGTGGTATGAAAGCTTGTTTTGTAGATTTTACAAAAGAAAGAGTTTGTAACCCTAAAGCAGATTGTTCTTGTGGTGGAAATTGTAGTGGCTTATGTAATATAACGCCTACAGATGTTTATGACTTTAATGCATTTTCTGTTTTAACATATAATTATTTTGCTTTATTAAATGATTTATATATTAAAAACTTTGTATATACAGTCTTTACAACTAGCGATACTGATAAATTATATACTATTAAACAATATCTCGACAGAATTGAAGAATATTGTGGTACTTGTAGTACTACTACTGTTGATACAAATACAGGAACTTGTGGCTGCTCTTAATATACCATTACTGTATTGTAAAGATTTAAATACAGTACATTCAAAATTATATTCAGTTTATTCTACTAAAATAGCTTCATTACTTACACAACAATTTAATGATGAAGATATTGAAGGAGAAAGTAATTTACTTGCTGGATTAAGTCAATATCAAATGGCTATACTATTAGTCACTTTATTCTATAAGGATTTTTCAAGTCAAAAATATACGTTTAGTTATTTATTAACTTTTTATAAAATAAGTGAATTAAGGGAATGCTTTAGGTGTGTAGGTATAGATTTACAATTACTTTTTACTACAATAGGAATTGATTTAGCATCTACTCGTGTTGGTAAAAATGAAGGTATTAATTCAATATCTTTTGAAACAACATTTAAAATAGAAAATGCTATATCTCCTACAGCTTCTACCTCTACTGGCACAAAAGTAGACCTTACTCAATTAATTGCTAAAAATTATTCTTCTACTATTTTAATTACATAAGATGTCAACAATAAAAGAATATAGAGAATTTTTTCTTAGAGCGACACAAGTACCTGCAGGTACTAAAGCTGATAAAGAAACAAATTATATAATAGAATACCAAGTTACAGATGTAAACGGCGATAAAATAATGGCTTTTAATAGATTTTTAAAAGACCATTTTCCTAGTCAAGATGTTTTTGAAAAATTATTTAATTCATTAACTTTTAAATTAAATCCTGAAGATACTGCTTCAGTAGCTACACAAGGTTTAGTAAAAATTGTAACAGGAACGGAAGTTATAGGTAGAGCAGATTCAGTTACTGCAAGTGGAGAAACATTTACTACTGTAGTTGTTCCTTCAGCTTTACCAGTAGTTGCAGCAGGAGATAATACTACTATAACAACAGAAATTATTAAAGCATCTGACGGCTCTGTAGTAGGTTCTGTTCCTGCAGGAACAACGGATATTTACTATGTAAAATACAAAGTAAATGCTAGTACTAAATATACAGCTACTGCAGGTACATCTTCTTTTTCAGGAAGTGTTTTAACAGTAACAGCAGCAACACACGGAAGAGGTCTTTATCCTTCTGTTCAAGCTTTTAATCATTCAACAGGTGTTCAATTAATCTTAGGTTCAACTATGACAAGTGTTACAGTTGAAGTTAATGGAGATGTTAAAATAGATACAGGAACAGCTTTAGAAATAAGAGTTGTAATTGCATAATTTTAAATTAATTAATTTAAATGTCCGATTTATTTAATTATAGAAATACAAACTTAATAGGTTCTGTTATTGAGGGTAATGTATATACTCCAACAACAGGTGCTTTAAGTAATACTAAAATTTGTTATGTAATTGATAAAACTAACATGCTTTTAGAAGGAGATGCTTTTGCAACTGATGTTTATTTAACTCTTGAAGTTGATCCTACTATAACAACTTATACTACATTAACTGAAACAAATTTAATTTTAACAACTGTTGTTTATATACCTGCTTGTTATATAACAAATATTAAAGAATTTCCAAAAAAAGCCCCTTTAGTTTCATTAGAAAATGGATTAGTAGGTGCTACAATAAAAGGTCGTGCATATGATGCAGTAACAGGAGGTACATTACTTGATGCAAGTGGACTGATGCAAGAACATACTTGTATAATAGTTGATAAAATTAAATTACGTGTAGCTGCATCTCTTGTAGAAAATCCACAAGATATATATATTGGATTAGTTTATTCTGGAACTACAGGTACAGATGTTATTTATTTATTATTAAATAATATTACTGAAGTTGTTTCATTTGGTCTTATTGATTACGGTAAACCTTCTATATTAAGATATACTGCAATAAATGTAGTAAAAGATTCTACACTAACTAATATAGCGTTTAAAGACGTTACAACAACTAATATATTAAGAACAGACCCTATAAATACTGTAGAAGCAGTTGTTAATGGTTCAGCTATAAAAATTCAAGAAAAAGGAGGAGATACTGTAATAATTAATGCTTTAGATATAACTACTACTTATATTGACGGTGTTCTTGTTACAACTCCTGTCGCTACAGCAGTAACAGAATTAAATACATATTTTGCAAATGCAGGAGGTTTAGTAGGTAATTTACCCGTTATAACAAGTACAAGCACAATTTTATTAACTGCTGGAAATAATATAAACCATACTGTAACAGGTACTAATATAGTTTCTGTAGATTTTGATATAAGTACTACAGGAACAGTACCTGCAGGTAATATAACACAAACAGATTTTGAACGTAGAAAAATAATAGGTGGTAGTAGTTTAGCTGCAGGTACATATAGTATTATTGTAACAGCTTATAATTATTTTGGTTCTACATCTCAAACACTAAGTTTAATTGTTTCAGCATCGTTTGCAAATACATATAGCTTCGAAGCAGGTAGTGGTGTTGCTGCTTATAATGGTGGTACAATCAATAGTGTTCCTATGTATAGAGCAGCAGATGGAACTGGAGCAAGTGATGCATGGAGTGTTATGTGTTGGTATAAGATGAAAACAGCAAATAAATATAGTTTTAATTATCCTTGGGGATTCGGCTATGTGTATGGAGGAACAGGAACAGGAGGAGTAGCATTTCAACACAGATATAATACTTTAAAAATTTATTATGGAGAACATGGAACTGCATTATTTACTCTTGAATGTACAAAACCTCATGGATATGATGATTGGCATTGTTGTTTAATTACTTATAGTGGAGCAAGTACAGGAACATCTTTAGCTAATGCAGCTGCTCAATTTAATATGTATATAGATGGAGTAGCGATGACTTTAACAGCAACTCAAGTAACTGGTACAAATGGGTATACTGGAGGTATAGCTAAATCTGGAAATGCACATGCAGTTGATATGTCTGTTGGAGGTCTTTGTTCTGTAACTGGAACAGTTAAAAATGCAGATACTGACCCTGTAGATGAAGTATCTTGTTGGAATAGTGAATTAAGTTCTACTGATGCAACAACTTTATATAATTCAGGTACTCCCTTAGATTTAGCTTTATTTACTCCAACATACAGTAATTGGTGGAGAAATGGAGATAATGGAGATATAGCTTCATTTCCTACACTTAATGATATGAATAGTAGTGGTTGTGACCTTACTGTATCTGGCGGAAGTGTAGCAAATTATATCTCTGATGTACCTTAAAACTAAACCCTAATTTTTACTATTTAAGAAACCCATAAAACTAATGAAAAATTTTTTACTTAAACTAATTAAATTTAAATGTATACTAATCTTTTTTTTAATATTACAATCTTGTTTTGGAGGAAATAATGAAATTGATTTACTTGAAATTGATAGATTTGACCAATTACAAATTTTACGAGATGGTACAAAAATAGATACTACTTATATGGATAGTTGTGCAATTATTTTAGATACAATTATTACTAAAGAAAATTAAAAATAATTTAAAAATAAACTCATGGAATTTAATAAAGACAATTGGTTATCAAAAAATGTAAGACCTACAGTTTTATTATTCTTAGTATTAATGACAGTAATTTTAATTTTTGTTGATGGAATTTTTGCAAAATTTAATGTAGCTGATAATTGGATTAGTTTATTAGAATTAGTTTTAATTACAGTTATAGGTGCGTATTTTGGAGGAAGGTCATTTGAAAAATTAAAAGATTCTGATTTAAATAAAAAAATTAATGATAAAGAGTAGGTTTTGATTCTAGACTAATTGTATTGTAAAAAACATAAATTAATAGATAACGTATATAAACAAAACCCTCATGGATCAATTGCTGTTTACATTATTAGAACAAACCCCTGTTATTATTGCATTAGGTATTGGTATTTATGCATTATGGAAAGATAAAAAAGAAACAAAAATAGAAATGACTACAGAAAGAGAAGCCTCTAGACAAGAATTGAAAGAAGTAAAAGAACATCATGCTCTCCATTTAAAAGAATTAAATACATATATCAGAGAGCGAGACCAAGAAAATCTTACTGCATTACAAGAAGTAACTGCAGCAGTTGGAACTATTCAAATGATGCTTAATGATAAACTTAGATTACTTTGATAAAAATTTAATACTATGATTTTAAATGGCGAATTAAACTACGAAGAAGAAAATAAAAAACTTCAATTATTTTTAAAAAAGCAAGAAGAAAGAATTAAAAAATTACGTGATAAATGTAATTGTAATAAAAAATCTCAAGAAGAAAATAAAAAACAATAATTATTATGGCTAGTCTTAATGAAATAGCTTATTCTTATGCTGAAAGTATCGGTAAAAGTGATGATATTGCTTTAATTAGACGCATTAAATTTGCAATTAAATATTATAGAGCATTATTTATTCGTCAAGATTTTGAGAAAAATCCTTTAAGTCGTGACCTTTTACAAAGATATGTAGATGAACTAATTAAAGTTGATGAACTTGATTCAGTTTGTGTAACAGCAGGGTGTAAAGTATTAAGAACTAAAAATAAAGTACCTAAACCTGTACGATTAAAAGGTAGTTTATTCTATAGAGTAGGTACAGTACGATTATATAATCCTTCTTGGAAAGAAGTAGATTTAGGCGAATTAAAATACCAAAAATATAATAAGTTTACAAGTAAAGAAACTTTTTGGTATTATATCAATGATTACATTTATATTATTTCTAAAAAGAAATTTAAATATATTAGTATAACTGGTATTGGATTAGACCCTAAAGAATGGAATGATAAATGTGTTAATTCTACTGCTTGTGTATCTGACGATGACGAATTTCCAATTGCACCAGATTATTTAGCTAGAATTTTAATGGGAATGAAAAATTCTGAGTTATCTTTACAAGTGCCAGAAAAAGAAGTTAATGTAGATGCAGAACCAAGATAAAATATATAATACATACAGTCCTTTTATTGTAGATAAAAATTGTAATAAACTAAATAAGGTTTATACAGATAACTACAATAATGAAAGAAAATTACATAAAAAAAGAATAAAAGAAATTGAAAAAAGTCTAACTATAAAGCCTAGAGAAGTCTGGGCAAATTATAATAATAAAATAAAAAAAGAAATAGATATATATACTAAAGAATTAGAAACTATAGTAAAAAGTAGAAAGTATATTTATGATAAATTATTATATTATAAATCAGATTTAAAGAAATATTCAAATATAGATTTTGAAAGCATTGTAAAAACTAAAAGTCTTAATAGACTTTCTTTTTTAAAAGTTGATAGTAAATTTAAAGATATAGATAATTTTAAATTTAATTGGAAATTATTTATACCTATTAATAGACAGTATTTTAAAGTTAAAAATAAAATTGAAATATTAAATAAACGATTACTTCCATTTAAACATTGGATAAAAATTATAAAAAAATTTAATAAAAGAATTGTTGATTTAATAATACAAGAAGGATATGAATTTCATTTAGGGCATGGATTAGATTATATAAGAATTCAAAAAAGAATTAGAAATAATCCTGAAATTAATAATCCAGCTTCATATCAAAAAAGAAAGAAAATAATTTCTGAAGGTAAAATACCTTATAATAAGAAAACTGCACCTAACGGTGAACGATGGAAAGTTTATAGAACAGAAAGATATAAATATGTATGGTATTGGTCTAAAAAATCTATTAACGTAAAAAACAGTTTTTATTATACATTTAAACCAACAGGCGGTAAGAAAGGTATGATATGTAGTTTGTATAAATTTATAAATGAAAATCCTAATCACACTATAAAATATAAATATTAATGGCAACACAATATATTTCTGCTAACGCTATAATAGGAAAATTTATAAGAGATTTTAAACCTCAAAATACTGCATTTGAAGTAGATGCAATAGAGTGGGTTGCAGAAGCTTTAGATATAATGAAATTAGCTCCCTGTTATATTAACAAAACAGCTAAATTAACTATAACTTGCAATAGAGTTAAAATACCTTGCGATGTACTTGAAATCGCAGGTATATTAATTAATAATATAGATGATACTGATACAAATGGAGTACATTATGAATTATATAATGGAGTTCAAGGTATTGAAAGTATTCATAATACTATAGAAAGTTCTAAGTTTCCTTGGTATCAAAAGAAAGGAAATTTCTTACATTTTAAATTTGAAAAAGGTAAAGGATATATATATTATTACGGTATGCCTGTAGACGAATGTGGTTATCCTTTAGTGCCTGATGATACTAAAGTAACAAATGCAATTACATGGTATATATTAATGAAATGGTTAGCTAGAGGAAATAAACATCCTGTATTTGATTATTTTACTGCTGAAAAATATTGGTTTAGAGATTATCCTAGAGCACAAAATAGTATTAAACATATTACTCCAGAAAAGATGGCGAAAGTTGCAAGAAATTGGATTCAATTATTGCCAAGAATAAATAGACATGAAGATTTTTTTACAGAACAACAATATTATTTTAATACAGCTAATACTGATTTTGATATAAGTGCATTTACTTCTCCTGCTATAGAAAAATAAATTTTAATTATGCTAGATTTAATAAAAGGTTTATATAAACAAACTAATATTTCTAAAAATCCACCAGGTTCTTGGGTACATGCTAGAAATATTGTTGTTGGTCGTCAATTACGTAGTGTATCAAATGAAGAAGGATTTGAAGCTATTACTGATGATACTGATTTATCAGGTGTAATTATAGGATGTATTCCTTTAAGTGAAAGTGCTGTTATATTTACAATAGATGGTACTGAAAGTAGAATTGGTTTACTTAACTCTACTGGCTATACTGTAATTTTAGCTTCTCCCGATTTAAATTTTACTACAGCTAATCCTATAAGAGGAGATTATATTTATAATTTTAAAGAACAAGTTACAATTGTTTTTTGGGATGGATTAGCTTCAACTGCTAATCCACCTAGAATTTTAAATATAGATTGTTTACCTTTTCCTATAAACTCTTCTACTAAAAGACCTTTAGATGCAAATGATTTAATATTATTAAAATTATTTCCTGATATTGGTCCTAATGATATTGTACTTGATGCTGTTGAAGATGGAGGTGGTGTATGGACAACTGGTGCATATTATTTTACTAAAGCTTATGTACTTCCAGATAATAGTATATCAAATTATTCCCCTTTATCAAATCCAGTATTTATTATTAGAGATTTAACAAGTAATCTTTATGCACAAATTGATGGAGGAAAAGCAGATACTTTAACTTCAAAAAGTATAACATTAACTTTAAATCGTCTTACTCAAAATTATAAAAAAGTAAGAATTGCTTGTGTTTCAAGAATAGACGGTATAGTAACAGCATTTACTTTTCCAGATTTAGATATAACAGGTTCATCTTTAACAGTAACATTATCAAAAACTGAAGATATTACTGATGTTTCATTAGCAGATATTATTGTACCGAATACTTCTTTTGAAAGAGTTCAAACAGGTTTATTTTTAAGTAATCGTTTAACATTAGCTAATTTAAAAACAACAGAAAATTTTGATTATCAACCTTATGCAAATAATATAAAAGTAAAATGGGTTAGAGATCAAGAAATAAAAATAGGAGAATATACAGGTTCTTATAAAGACCCTGTAATTTTGTTTGATAAAAAAGGTTTTGCTGCTGATGAAGTTTATGGTTTTGTTACTGCATTTGGATTAAAAGATGGAAGAATTAGTCAATGGTATCATATTCCCGGTAGAGCAGAAAATACTATTGGACTAGGTGCATATACTGATACAACTTTAATTTCAACTATAAATGCAGATGCTAGTTATACAAGTCCTAATTTTACTGAAGCATTATTAGTAGATGGTACTGCTAAATATTTTCATTTCTTTAATAGTGCTAAAAGTACAGGAGAAATGGGTTTTTGGGAAAATGAAACTGAAACATATGCAGATGCAGATTGTTCTGATATTAAAGATGATACAGGTACTGTAATAGGTAATCTTAGAGGTTTAAAAGTAAGACATCATAAATTTCCTAGTTATGTACAACTTAATTCATTTACTCCTAGTAGTCCATTTTATACTCAATTAACAGGTGCTCAAGGTAGTGAAGTTATAGGTTACTTTTTTGGAAAAATAGGAACTGGAGGTTCTCCTCCTGAATATTTTGAGCCTTGGATTGATGCTGCTGGATTTGATTTTGGAATGTATAATTTTAATGATACACTTGTTGGTTCTTTATCACCAAGTAATGCTTATTTATCTCTTACAACTAGTGGTTCATATGGAAATTTAGAGTGGGTATGTTTACAACAATGTGATGTAATAATTGATGTTGATATTAAAATATGGTCACATTCTAAAAGTTTATTTTATTTTGAAATAAAAAATAATGCAGGAAGTAATTTAGAATATGAAGAAATAAAATTAGATGGAGGTGCAACTGTTTATGATGATGGAGAAATATTTAAAACATTTCAATATACATTATACCCAGGATTTAAAATAAGAGCTGAATGGAGTAGAAAAAGTAATTTAGATTATCCTGCTTTTGCTGATGATCATAATAATATAAATATTCAATTAAATGAATTTGAGACTGCTAAAACTACAACAAAAGCAATGGGAGTCAAATTTGAAGATATTCATGTACCTACAGAAATTGCTGACCAAGTAACATGTCAATATTTTGGATATTTACAAAGAGATTTAACCAATAATCTTAAAGTAGCTACTACATTATTAGATAAAGATATTACAGCTGAACTTCCAAAAAAACAATGGAGAGTTAGAAATTTTGATTTAGGAGCAAATAAACCTAGATTACAAGTTAATTATTTAAAGTCTATTTTATATTACGCTGAACCTGCAGGTCAAGGTAATTATCTTACTGCTAATCAAACATTTGGTCTTAATTTATTATATGAACCTCAAGTTTATCTTGAAACTTTTAAATCAGTAGAAAAAAGTAATTATGAATTATTAATAGAATATTTAGAAGGAGGAGAAGTTAGAGAAAGTAATGAATTTAGTGTTCATACTGAAACTGATTATTTTTATGATGCTTCTGCTCCAGAACCATTAGAAGCATCTTCTCCTTTTACTGGCTTTGGTACATTGGTTTCTTTATTTATGCACAGAAAAGATTTATACTTTAATTATCCATCTCAAAAAGTAGTTACTATAGGACATAAAGGTATATCTGATTCTCATACTCTTTATAATGGAGATGTACATATTAATTTTATAAGTTTATTACATGGTTTACAATTAAGTGCAGCAGGAGGAAGTACTAATGAACAACATTTTTGGACTATATTAAAACATTATGTTACAGAACATGTAACTAATAGTGAAATGCGTTACGATAATGAAGATTATGTATACGCTCCTAGAAGATTAGACCCTTTTGTAAATGTTGAGCCTTTTGTTGAAAAAGTTCCTGGTGGTTGGAGTGCTGCTGCTAATGCAATTTTACCAACTAGATTGGTTTATTTTAATATGAAGAGTGTTCAATATAGAATACCTACTTGGCATCTTTATAATAAGGATTATACAAGTGTTAATGACCTTACAGAAGAAATTATTTTTCTTTGTAATACTGATTGTCTTACTTTTGTAGATACATTTCCATTTAGAATTTCTAGAAGTTTAATTTCTTCAAATGAAGATGGTACAGCTTCTTGGAGGACTTTTAAAACAAATGATTATTATGATTTATTCTCTAAAGATAAAGGACATATTATTTTAATTTCTAAATATGGAAATAGCTTAATAATACATCAAAAATATAGTACTTTTTATGCTTCTTCTAAAGATACTATTAATACACAAGATGCTGAATTATATATAGGTTCAGGAGATATTTTTGATAGACCTCCTAAAGAATTATTAATCTCTAGTAGTTCAAATTCTTATGCAGGATGTCAAAGTTTATGGGCAGGTAAAAATACAAAACATGGATATATCTTTTGGGATATGTTAGGTTGTAGAATATTTATTTTTAAAGGAGAATTAAAAGAAATTTCATCTGAAGGACTTAAATTTTATTTAGAAAAATATGGGCAATTAATAAATAAGGAAGTAGATAATCCATTTATAGATAGTGGACTTTGTATAGGATTTGATGAAAAAGAAAATAGAGCTTTATTTACTAAATTAGATGATACAGGAAGTTTTACTCTTAGTTATAGTTTTAATATAAATAAATGGGTTTGCAATCATGATTATATCCCTAATGGCTACTATGATAATAGATTAGGAAATTTTTGTTTAAGAAATACTGGTGCTCTTGGGGCAGGAATAACTTATCCTACTATTTACAAAATGAATAAAGAAAATAAATATGGAAAATATTTTGTCGATTCAACAATATTTGTTTCATATATAGATGTTATTTTAGTTACTGAACCTCTTGTTAAATTTATAAATGTCTTATGGAAATCAGAAATTTATGATATTAATTCTAGTGCAACTGATAGATTTTTTGATGAAACTATAACACAAATAATGTGCTATGATAATTATAGATGTACAGGACTTATTGACCTAAAAAATAATAAAAATATAACTACAGATAATATTAGAAAAGCTTTAAATACTTGGATGTTTAATGATATTAGAGATATTGTTATAAATAAAGACGTTGTTATTATAAATGAAGATGGTACATTAAATTTGAGTAATTTAAATAATAATAGTTTATTCTTTAAGAAATCTAAATTTATTAATAATTTTATAGTAGTTAGGTTACAGTATGATAATATTAATCAAAAAGGAATTGATATAAAAGATTTAAGCATAACTGGAACAAAAACAGATAGATAATTATGAAAATAAGAAAACCTAGAAAAAAATTAGCTAAACGACTTCAAAGAAGTGTGTATGCTTGGGGAGGTGTTGAAAAAGATTTAACAGATAATTACGATTATCAAGCAAGATGGAATGAAACTTTTTGGGGTGCAACAGCTGCAGGTACTGCATCGGGAGCAGCTTTGGGTGCAACTGTAGGTGGACCTTGGGGAGCAGCTATTGGAGGTACAGTAGGTACAATTGCAGGTGCTATTTCAGGTGCTGTTATGGGAGATGATAATGCTGAAAAGCAAGAAGAAATGTTTGCTCAAGCACAACAGCAAAGAAAAGATAGAAGATCAGAAATAGAAACTAAACTTTTAGAAGATTTTCCTTCACAAGGCATTGAAGGTGCTAGTTATAATGTCGCTTATGGTGGAAATATAAAACCAAATAATATGAAAAAAAGATTATATTATCAACAAGGAGGACAAATGACTATGGCAGGTCAAAGTCCACAAGGTGGATTTCAACAACTTGCTTCAAATGTACAAGAAGTTCAAGGTGCATCACATGAACAAGGTGGTGTACCTCTTTCTAGAAATGCTGAAGTAGAAGGTGGAGAAGTGGTATCCAATCAAATGGATGGTTCTAAAAATATATTTTCAGATAGACTTGAATTTTCTAAAGGAGTAACCTTTGCAGATAAAGCTGCAGAGTTAGGTAAAAAGAAAAGTAAGTTTGAAGAAAAAATGAATAGTGGTAGTATTTATGCTAAAGGTTCAGCAAGAAGGCAAATAGATAAAATAGAAGGAGAATTACAAAGATTATTTGCTACACAAGAGCAAATGAAACAAGTTATGGGTATTCCTAGTCCTGAAGAACAAGCTGCAATGGAGCAACAAGCAATGATGCAACAACAAGGTATGCCACAACAAGGTATGGAGCAAGGCGTAGAACAACAAATGGCTCAACAAATGGGTCAACAAACCCAATTTAAAATGGGAGGAAAATATGTATATGAAAATGGTGGTAAAACTCCTCCTTCTGAAATAAATCAAGAAGAAGCATTTGTTAAAGAATATTATCCAATAGTTAAAAAAGAAATTGAAAAACTAGGATTATTTATAGATGCTAGAGCTTTAACATCACAATTATATCATGAAAGTAGACGTGGTAAAGGATTAAGTGGATTAGCGACTAAATATAATAATTTTGGAGGTTATAAAGCAATAGAAGGACTACCTCAAACTCCCCCTTTACAAACAAAAGAATATTTTACAGAAGATTACGCAAAAGAATGGGCTAAAAAAGAAGGAAATACAATTATCGGTCTTGCATCAGATAAAACTAAAGGAAAAGGTAAAGATAAAAAACTTCATTATTTAGTAAAAACTCCTTTTAGTCATTTTAAAACAAAAGAAGAAGGAATTGCAAAACAAGTGGAATTAGTAGCTAGAGATAGATATGCAAAACATGGTACTACAAATAGTGTAGGAAATCCACAAAAATATTTTGAAGCTGTAAAAAAAGGTGGTTATGCAACATCAATTGATTACGTTGACCACAATATGGATACATTTAATCGTCTTAAACAATATTTTCCTTCAACTGTAGCAAAAGTTAACCCAATTACTGATGCAAGTTTGATGGAAAAAAGAGTAGGAAAATTTAATAGTGCACAAAATATGTTAAATGCAGCTCAAAATATTCCTGCGATGCAAGGAGATAATACAGTTACACAACCTATTAGACCATTTTCTATGGCTACTGGCGGTAAATTAAATTATTATCACGGAGGGTATCATCCTCCTATAGATTATGATTATGATCCAAATTTTTCTCAATATACTACTATTGGAGATGGTAGTGGTAATTACAATTTTACAGGAAATAATAAAACTGGTGGAGGTGGAATGAGTCAAGGTGCAAGTCAAGCAATCGGAATGGGTACAAATTTACTAGGGGATGTAGGTAATTTATTACTTACTCAAGGTATGGCTGAAACTCCTACACCCGAAACTTATTATGCAATGCCATTACCTACTACTGTTAGTACTGCTGCAACAGAATATGATATGAAAAAAGCAGCAAGAGATGCGAATAAACTGCATTTACAAAATACAGCGAGTGCACAAAGTGCTAAAGCTAATATGGCACAAACTACAGCTATGGGTCAAGCACAACTTAATAAGGTTCATCAAGATAGAATTAATCAAGAAAATAAATTGAAAACTGCTAATAGATTAAATCAACAGCAAGTTTCTATGATGAACACACAAGCACAAGCTGCATATAAACAACAAGACCTTATGAGAGAAGGTACTAAAAGAAGTGAACTTTCAGCAATACTTAATAGTGCAACTGGAAAAATAAATATGGGTATGGCTGAAAGAAATCAAATGAATAAAGACCTGTTTGAAGTACAACTTCTTGAAAAACAATATAAAGATAATGGTGTTTGGGATAGAAATATTCAAAAATTATTTTCTGATTATAGAAAAGGTATTATTAATAGAGAAGCACTTAATACAGGACTTGCTAATACAACAATAAATTAATCCTTAAATTATGAATTTTAAAAATTAAAAAACATTTAATACCCTACTTAACGTATAATTAAGTAGGGATATTCTATTTATATAAAAAATCAATCATGGCTAAACAACAATATCCAACTTATACACAACCTCGTAATCCTTTCGGCAGTTTAACACATAGTGCATATGTACCTACTTATGTTGGTTTGCCAATAGATAGAATGAAAGAAACTGCTGATGTATTGCAAGATAAATACAACACAGCTATTTCTAATATGAATACTGCTGAAACAATGTTGGCTCAAATGAAATTAAATTCGTCTGATGAAAGTAAAAGAACAAATGCTTTAGCAGGATTTCAAAAAGAATTAGAATCATATAAAATATCAGGTAATTATGAAGATGCTAATACTGCTGTATCAATGGCTGCTAAAAATATAGCTACAAATAGTGGGTTACTTAAAGCATTAGAAAGTGCAAAAGATAGAGAAGCACAAATAGCATTAAATAAAACAGGAATTCTTACAGGAAAATATGAAGAAGAAGATGTTATATACGCTCAAGGAGAAGCAGACCGTTTAGATAGTGAAAGAGGTGGAGTTACTTATAATGAAAAAACAGGAGCATGGGAAAATAAATGGAAACAAATGAATATACCTGAAGTGCAAAATATTGGAGCTGCCGCAAATGATTTTCTTGCAAATTATAAAGCAGACACATTTTTAGGACTTGGAGGTGGACAAGGTTACGTTAAAAAAGTAGACCCAACAACAGGTGTAGAAACTTGGCATAAAGCAGAAAGAGATTTTATAGCAGGGGAAGCAGGTCTTAATTTTGTTTTGAAAGAAGAAGCAGTGGATATTGAAGAAGTTGCTATAGCTGCACATAAACAAATGTTACAAGACCCTAAAATTAATAGGAGACTTGCTTTTGAATATAAAAGAGATGGACTTAATCCCACAATTTATGCTGAAAGTAGAGGAGAAAGTTTTCAAGATGCAAAAACAAAAATGCAAATAGATTTAGTTAATATATTAGGTTATGATGAAAATAAAGTTTTTGCCATGAGTGATGATGAATTAACTGAACTTCATTTTAAAAATGTAAGAATACAAGATGATATACAAGGAGCTACAATGAAAGCTTCTTACACAAAAGAAATGTTAACTGATCTTAGAGATAGTTACGCAACTTGGTTAAAGAAAAACCAAGTAAAGAATGACGGAGGAGATGAACAAGTATTTTTATCTAATCAAATAGCATTAGGTACTTTAACTGGAGGTATGAAATTATCAGATAGACCTAATTCAGTAACTAATTATGATAATATTGTAAAAGGTTTAGTAACTAATGTAGCAGTACATGAACAAACAATAAAAAATATTAATAAAAATATACTCGCTGAAGAAGCAAAAGGAGGAGATGTTTCTGGGTATAAAACTGAATTAAGTAATACAACTATGTTAAGAGACAAAGCTTTAGATGATGTAGCTATGTACGAAAAAATATATGCAGAAGCAGTAGCTGCATCAGAAAAAGAACTAGGTAGAAAAATTGATACAGAAGGTGGTTTTAGAAAATTAGATAAAGATACTGACCCAATTATATTAGATGATATAAAATCTTATAAAAATAAACTTGAGAGTTTATATAGATCAGTAATAGGTAAGGATGATTTTGAGAATGTATGGGAAAAAGTTTCTAGAGGTTTTAGTACTGGTTTAGGTATTCCAAATTCTTCTTTTGCAAATGTAGCTTATAATTTAGGTTTAAAACCTCCAGGTACATATATGGGTGCTATATTTGGAGAAAATTATACTGCTCAACAAAAAAAACAATTAGAGTTATATAATGAATTAACAGAATATGAAACAAGATTTCAAGATGATGCATTAAAAGGTTCAAGACATAATTCAAAATATAAATCAAAATATAAAGAATATTTTAAAGAAGCAGAAAATATTGCATCTACAGGCACTTCTGATATGAAAACAATATCTAAAAATCTTAATGAAATTTGGGAACAAAAAAGTATTGCAGTACCAGTTTTAGATATGAGTACTATAGATAAAGCAGGAGATGCTACATCTAATTATTCTTCCCGTGCTACGGCTCTTGTAAAATCTAATTTAATGGGTTTAGGGGTATATGATGCTATGACAGGAGAAAAACAAGATTGGGCAACAGGTAAAAATGGTAAAATATCAGGCGGTTTAAATATTAATGCTGATAATTTAACAGTAATTGGACCAACTATGGATTATATTTTTGGAGTAGGATATGGGTATAAAGCTATAGAAACAACTTGGAATGACCCGAAAGATAAATCTAAAGGTGCAGAACGTAGAGAAGTAATTCTTTTTGAACAAGACGGTACTACTGTTCTTTCTAATTTAACTTTAGATTATTTAAAACAAGGGCAATTACAAAAAGATGTAGGTGGGGGAGTATTTAAAATTGAAGGTACAGGTAATAAAGGTTATGACCAATTAAATGATTATGCAGCTAAAAGAATACATACACATGTAGAACAAAGGTTGTCTTGGTTTCAAAATTTCCCTCCTACACCTGATGTAAAAAATGGAACTATTAAAAAACTTGATTTACCTATTAGTTTAACTGCAGATAGAAAAGCAACAGTTACAAGAAATGTACAACCTAATGGCAGTACAACTTATGATATAAAAGTATATGAATACGATCAAGAATCTGGTAATAAAGGTAAACCTGTATGGAATTCAAGTTATCAAAAAGGTTATAAAGATTTATACGATGTTGAAAGTATTTTAGAAAAATTTGCAGGAGTTAGTAATAATTACTCTGTTCCTTTAGGTTCATTAAAACATGTAACAGATAATGAATTACCTTTTGCAACAATTAAAACTAAAAATGGAACGGAAATAGGTAGTGCAGCTTATCTTGATTCAAAATTTAAAAATGAATTTCAAAGATTACTTAAAACTAATGGAAAACAAATGACAAATGGTGCAGGAGAAATGCTTATTACTTCTTTAACAAGAAGTATAGGTTATAATGCTAGTATAGGTGGTGCTAGAGATAGCGGTCATTTAAAAGGTATGGGGGCAGATATAAATAGTACAAATACTGTAGGAACAGAAGTATTAAAATGGTTAGAAGCTAATAGTGAAGATATTCAAGGAAGTAAAAATTATAAAAAAATTAAAGGATATAATTTAAAGTGGTGGAACCATAATGTTAAAACAGGTATGCATATTGATTTAAAATTTATGGAGAATTTGTAATAATCTAATTAAAAAATAATTTTTAAAATATACATTTATGTCACATCACGATTTAGTTTCTCCTGAAGAATTAGAAAAATCAAAAAATAATACTAATCCTGTAGAAGAAAAACAAGAAGATACAGGTGGATTAAAAAATTGGGATAAAATAAAAGACCCTGATAAACAACCTAAATTACAATTAGCAGAGACTATTGTTTCAGATATTAATGTCAGTGAGTATGGAGATTATATGAATCAAGTTAGACTTGAACAAGGAGAAGAAAAGTTAAGAAAAGCTAGAGCAGTAAATCAATCGTGGCAAGAACAAGTAGGTGCATTTGCTAATCAAGCTCTTTTAGGGGAAGTAGTAGGAGGTACAATAAGTGCTATAGGTTCTATATTTGAAATTCCTACTCTTATTTACGAAAAAGCTGCAGGAGAAACAAGTGATTTCAATAATGGAGTTATTTCTTTAGGAAATGATTTAATAGAATGGACAAGAGATGCTACTCCTATTTATAGAGAAAATCCAAATCAAGCTTGGGATGTAGGAGATTTTGGTTGGTGGGCTTCAAATGCTGTATCAGTAGCAAGTGCAGCAAGTATGTTAGTACCTGCTAAAGCAACTATGTCTGGTATGTCTTGGTTAAATAAAATTTCTACTAAATTAGGTAAATCTACAGGAGGGAAATTGGGTAATTTTCTTCAAACAGGTGCTAATATGGGGCAAATTGGTAAGAATATTACAAAAGCAGGTGTGAGTGCTCTTGTAATGCGACATGCTGAAAATACTAGAGAATCATTTGGTGTAGTAAATGATGTTAATCAAGAATTATCACAAACATTTCAAGATGAAGAAAAGTGGGCAGAAGCACAAGAATCAGAAGCAGCAGATGAATTAAGAGAAAGAGGTCTTGAAGTAACTAAAAAAAATCTTGCTGAACATATAGCTAGTAGAGCAGGATGGAGGTCATATAATGTTAACTTTTCAAATATAATATTTGATTTTATTCAAGCAGGTGCTTTATTAAAAGGTACAGGAATTACAAGAAGTAAAGTAAAATCTGGAAAAGTAAAATCAAAATTAGCAGATAAAAGAAAAACAGGATTATCAGCTGAAGCACAAAAACAAGCACAACAGAAATTAGATGATATAGCTAATTCAAAATTTACAAAAGTATCAAATGCAGCAGGTGTTTTGGCAAGACAAAGTACAGAAGGTTTAGAGGAGATGATAAACTTTATTGGGGAAAAAGAAGGTCATGTTTTAGCTAAACAATTATTAGGAGAAGATGATAGTACATTTAGTCAAAGATTAGGAGAATATTTACAAGACCCTCATTTAAGTGAAGTAGCTTTTTGGGGAGCATTAGGAGGTATTGCATTTGAAGGAATTAATACTGCTTTTACAGGAAGTGATGCTAAAGATACAGCAAAAGCACAATTAGAGACTATTGCTTATAGAGAAAAAGAAACAACTAAATATGTTAAATTTCTAAAAGATGTACAAACTAAAATAGCTGATGGAGAGATGACTAAAGAAGAAGGAGAAATTTTAATTAATGCTAAGAAAAATCAAATGGGTACAAGTATGGGATTTTTTGCAGCAGCTAATCGTTCTACAAATGTTCTTTTAGAGCAATTAGAGAATGGGCAATTTAAGCAAGATATTCTCAATAGTATGACTACTGAAGAAATTAAGGAACAAGGGATGGGCAGCATTGATAAAGCTATTGCTAAAACAAAAGAAGAAGTATTAGCTGCAGAAAAATCTTTTAATAAACATTACGGAAGAGTAATGAATTTAGATATTGATGGAGATAACTCTGAAGATACAAAAGCAACAATTTTAAAAGAACTTGTAAGTAATGACGGTTCAATAACTAAAATTTTAGATGATATTGCTAAGGGAGAATTAAATTGGGCAGATTTAAGTAATAATGTTTTTGTAGATAAAGTACTTGCAGCAAATCCTTCTCTTAAAAGTTTTTGGGAAAGAAATGCATATTTAAGTATGATTGAAAGATTAAAAAAAATAAAAGAACAAGCAAAAAAAGGAAACAATAAATATAAAGAAGAAAATGCACAAAGAGGGTTAGATTTTGCTTTAGAGAAAGTAGAAGAAATAGATGCATTATATCCTGAATTTAAAGATTCAAATTCAGAACAATCTAAATCAAATAAAGCTATTGCGAAAAAATTAACTAAAGCGTCAAAAGATGATACTTTAGTTAAAACACTTGAGGAACATTTTGATAAAATGGTTGAAAGTGAAGTTGATTTATATCAAATAAAAGCACAATCTGAAGAATTCTTAACAGATAAAGGAGCACAAAAATTACATGATACTAGAACTAAATTTAATAATTTAGTAAAAGAAGCTGAAGAACTTATAGAATTAAATGCTTATGAAACTGAGGTAAAAGCTGAAGTAGATAAACTTGTTAAAAAGAATGATTTACAAGGAGCGTTAGCTTATTTAGAATCAGAATTAGAAACTAAAGAAAAAGATTCTAAAACATACAAGTATTTAGAAAATCAAATTGAAGCAATTAAAAAAAGTATAGAAACAAAAGAATTGCTTGAAGAGGATGAACAAGATGATGATAGTGATCCAGAAGATGATACTGTATCTTATAATAAAACTATAGAAGATTCTTCTAAAACTCCTGCAGAATTATTAGAACAAGTAGCTTTAACGAAAGATGCTGAACTTGCTATAGCTAAAGAACAAAAAAATGTTTTTAGAAATTTTATAAATAGAATAAATAAAATTTTAAAGAATACAAAACTTGATATTGAAGAAAAAATTGCACAATTACAAAAATTAAAAGAAGCACAAAAAGAATACCCTAATACAGTACAGTTATTAAATAATAAAATTTTTCTATTAAATAATCTTATTACTACTCAAACCTATACAGAATTAGGTTATATTAAAGTAGGAGCAAAATATAAAGATTCAAATAATGAGGTTGTTGAAATAATAGAAATATATGAAAATGCTAATGGGGATAAATTTGTTGTAATTGAACGAGCAGGTGTAAATTTATATTTACCTTTTCAAAGAGTTCAAGAAGCAGCAGAATTAGGCAGAATTACTGAAATAACTGAAGAATCTCCTCACTATACTGATTTAAAAATAAAAGATGTATTTCCAGATATTAAGGAAGTTACAAGCTTAATGGAAGCTCTTGTAACTATTACAGGAGTAAATAAAAGAACAAAAGAGTTAGCAAGATTATTACATTCATCGGGTTATAAGTTAAATATAACTTTAGCTAAAGATTCTAAACTTGTATCAAAAAAGAATCCTGCTGCTTTTGATGCTGTTAATAAAGAAATTGTAATTTTAGCTTCTTATTTAACTAAAAATAAACCTTATGCTGCTTTAGTTGAATTATTAGAACATGAATTAATTCATATAGAATTACATAAAGCAATTCCTTATTTTGAAGGAGATACTATACCTGAAAGTAGAGAAGAATTTAATAAAGAATTAAGAGAAATTATAGCATTATTACAAGATGCTGATACTAGTTTAGAAAATAAAGCACATGTTCAATCTATTATAGATTTATTAAGAAAAGAATCTAAAAATCCTACAGGTTATCCCGAAGAGTTAATTTCCTATCTACTGGCTGATAGTATATTCTTTAATGCTATTTATACTACTCAAAATGAAGTAGCTAATGCTATTAAAGAATTACTTATTAAAAATAAATTAAATGTATTAAAAGATTGGTTTATCTCTAATCAAGCTGCAGCTGTTAAAAATACTGCACCTAACTTTACTCCAACACAATCTGCCAAAAATTTAATAGATACATTAAAAGGTCAAGGATATAATATAGATGAAAATTTAATTACACCTACAGGTAAAAATGGTAATGTCTTAGTAAAAGATGTTGAAAAATATATAAAGGATAACAACCTTAAACCAGAAAATAGAGAAGAAACTGCAGAAGAATTTTTTGATAGTATTTATGGTGGAGAAAATGTACTGAATTCTAATAATATTTGGATTAATAGTTTAATAGGTATTACACCCGATGGAGTTATAGATGTTAATCATTATAAAGCTGAAATGAAAAGATTATACGGCTTTACACCAAAAATGACTCAAGACAAATTAGAAAAACAATTAAAGTGGTTATTAAGTCCTGACATTGGAGTTGATACAGAATTAAGGTTTTTTGTTTATGAAATAAAAGGTGGAGATTATAGAATAATGATTAAGTATATAAGTCCACAAGGTTCTGGTGTTAGAGAAGAGGTTGTTTTAGGTTCTTTAAATTCTGTTAAATCTATACAAAAGGATTTAAATTTTGCAAAACAAATTAATGAAATAACAGACATTGATAGATTAAACAAAGGACTTGAAGAACCTAAAGTAACTGAAGCACAAAGAAAACTAATTCAATGGAGAATAGATGAATTAGAAGGTAATGAAATAAATAAACCTTTTATTTCACATATTTACTTATTAGAAAAACAATTACAAACTGTAAAGAAAATAACAAATGTATTTAAACAACACAATTATTCTCCAGCTGTTATAAGTGATTTACGTACTAGAGTCACAAGAAAAACAAGTGGTAATTTACTTCAAGTAGGAGAATTTGAATCTTTAAATGAACAATTAAATGAAGGATTACCTCCTAATGCTCAAATTAATCTTAATAATATATTTTATTTAGACCCAAAAAGTGCATCTGAAACTCAATTAGTTAATTACGATGGACAAAAATTTACAAGAAATGCAGATACAGGAGCATTTTTTAATCATGATGAAAAATATGATTTTGGTAAATTATATATACTTGTTAAAGGTGCAAATTCAATACCAGGAGAATTAAATACATATATTCCTGTACCATTAGATATAAATACACTATCTGAAGCTATATCACAAAGAGCTACAAATTTAATTTTTGAATTAGCAGATAAATTAAGAGAATTTCAAGGAACAGAATGGAGTACCTTAAAAAAGGATAAAGATTTTATAAAATTAAAAGAAACTCTTGGTACAATTTTAAATGTAAATTTAGATGCAAAAGTTGATAATATAGGAGATAATAGTTTTAAGATATTTGATAATAAAATGCAGTTCAGTTATGGTGATGGAGATACATTAACTATTTATATAACAGCACCTAAAACAACTGATTCAACTAAAAAAGTTTTAAATATTCAAGTTACAGATAAAGATGGAAATATCGTACCTTTTGAATCTGTTTCGAAAAAACCTAATACTTTATCTTTATATAATAAAGAATCTGAAGAATTAGAAGGTAGAAAAGAAATCATTGAAGATGTTATAAAAAAAGCATTACAACAAAAAAAGCATAATATTAATCTTAAAGCTTTAGAAAAACATAACGAAGTTTATAACGATGGCGAAATGGACTACAATAATTATTTTAATTATTTATTAAGTTCTGATATGTTATTAACTGATTTAAGATATTTAAGAAAACCTCCTACTAAAGAAAATGAAAAAGGAGAAATTGTTACTGATAAAAATGGTTATCCTTTGCCTTCTGTAACTAATAAAAATGCAGGTAAAAGAAAAAATAGTCATTTAATTATAAGTATTAGTGATGATTTATATTTTCATGGTCAAGAAGGTAAACCTTTATTTGAAGAAAAAACAGAAACAGACACTAAAGATGATACAGAAGAAGAAGTTGATACAGAAGAAACAGATGCAGATGATACAGAAGTAGATGCAGATATTCAAAGATTAGCAGATAATCTTCTTGCTAATCAAAAAGTTGTTGTAGATAACTGGGATATTGCTACAGAATTAGACAGATTTCTTGAAGAAAGATATTGGGGTGATGTTGTTAAAACTACTAATCAAGAAGGTAAAGTAGAAATGAGTATAACTTCTAGTTTTAGAAGAAAAAAAATAGCAACAGAAACAGTTGAAGAAGTAAAAGAAAAAGAAAATATAGAAGAAGTTAAAAAATGGTGGAAAAAAGTTTTTGGAGATAATATAGAATTAGACACTAATATAGTAGGCTTAATAAAAACTAAAGGGCCAGATGCTTGGGGTTTATTTAGTGAAGCAATGGTTCGTTTAAGTATTGATGCTCCAAAAGGTACAGCATATCATGAAGCTTTTCACGTTGTTTTTTGGTTATATACAACTGAAGAACAAAGAAAAGAACTATATCAAGAAGGAAGAAAAAAATACGGCAATAGAACTAATCTTTCTTTAGAAGAATTAATGGCTGATGATTTCATGGATTATATGCTGAAAAAAGGTGCAACTAAAAAAGTATCTAAAAAAGTAAAAGGATTCTTTGCTAAATTGAGAGATTTGATTGTTAATTTCTTTACTAAAAAAGATGTTTCTAAATTAGATAAATTATTTGAAGATATTGATTCGGGTAAATTCAATTTCAAACCAGATGAACAAATGGTTGAATTTGCTAAGAAATTAACTAGGTATAAAAAACCAGTAGGTGGTCTGACAAGAGGGGAACAAAGTGAAGTTATAAATTTATTAGCTAGAGAATTAATAACTTATAGAAAACAAAATCCTAATTTAACATTAGAAGATATAGCAAATAATCCTAGTAAATCTCCTAGAGAATTTATTAAAAAGAAATTACGTCAGTATGAATCAGAAAAAAGAGCTGAAGGAAAATCTCAAAAAAGACAAAATATAGAAAAAGTACTTGACCAAAGAAATAATTATGCAATTTATAATGAATTGTATGATAAAACTGTAAACTATGTCAATAGACAATTTGGAATTGAAGTAAATAAAGAATTAGTTAATTTAGAGAAATCTACTGAATTAAAAAAAGAATGGGATGATTCTTTAATATTTGGAACTTCACAAAAAGATACTGTAAGTAATTTTGTGAAAGGAGAAATAATGACTACTGAAAGCTTTGATTCTAAAGATACATTTTTAGGTCTACCTGTTTTTCTAGATTTTAATAAAGTTTATCCTTACATTCAAAGGAATATGGTAGGTTCATTAGATTTCAATGAAATGAGTGCAAGATTGGAATTAATGAGAAAACATAATCCTGCTTTTCAAGAGTTATTAAATAAATTACAAACTGATCCTTTATTTAAATCTGCTTGGGTTTCACAATTTAAAAAAGCTAGACCTAATGTTGATGTAATATTATATAGCACTGATGGAATTAAATTAGATAGTGCAAATAAAAATATTAGTCATTATATTCTTGCAGAAAAATGGCAATCTAATATTAATTCAAAATTAAATTCTGGAGAATTAACTTTAGATAAATTAGAAAAAATACTATATGATTATATAAAAATTATACAAAGTAAAAAAAATGGTTTATATAATTCTAAATCATGGAGAAATAATGATAAAGTAGTTGAAGCTACAGAAAAAGCATTTAATGCATTAGGAATTCCTTTAACAAAAGAAATGATAGAAAAAGTTTTATCAAATCCTGTTGGATTAAGGAATAATAAATCTAAAGTAGATTTCTATAATAATGTTTTCAAAAGTAATTTAGAGTTTATAATTAGACCTATTTTAAGTCAACTTAAAAATAAAAATATAGAATTAAATACTTTAGAAGCACAAAAAGAAAAATTAACTGAAAAAGATTATTTAGAAAGGAAAGAAAAAATTGAGGAAATTTTAATTGAAGAACAATCAATTAATAGATTAAATGATGTAGCTGAACAAGTAAATGTTTTTCAATACGATTTAATTGAATCTAGTTATTTTGATGTAAATGGTAATAATGTTTATGGAACAGTAAATCCAAGTTTTTTAAGTGAATTTTTTGGATTAGTAGAAGCAGCATCTAATCCTATGTATCATACTTCTAGTAAAGCTAAAGAACAATTATTACAATTATTACAACAATATGCACAAGACCCTGCAATGCAATATAGTAATTGGTTATTTCCAATAGATAATCAATTCAAGACTACAGAATTAATTGATGAATTTCTAAAAAATTGGAGATATTCAAGACAAGGGGGTGTTAAAAACACACAAACTAAAGAAGGTTATCAGTATAGAGATATGCCTGATAAAGCATGGCAAATGACCCAAGTATTAATGTATTTGGAAGGATATAAAAATGGTTTCTCAAAAATATCAATGCCTATTCCTTCTGATTCTGGTAATATTCATTTTATAAATAGTCCTATTTTTGAAGGAGTACAAAACGGTACAGTACCTAGATATATAAAAAATGAACATGATCAAGTAATAGAAAATCCTTTATTTATAGCTATAAAAAATACTGTTTCTCAAGAAATGCAGAGAATGAAAGCAGCAAGAGATTTATTATTTATTGTAGATAAAAAGAAAGGAACTTTTAAACCAAAAGAACATAAATTTCGTGGAGACCCTGAATTTGATGGAGATATACATTTAGATTATACAAAATTAGAAGAAAACTATTATTGGAAAGAGCTTGAATATTCAAAAGAAGCAGGAATTTTATTACCTAAATTACTTAATGAAAAAGGAGAACCGACAGGAGATGTGTTTAAATTCCAAAATATTCCTTCTATAAATCAAATAGATAAACTTTTTATAGATGGGATGTATTTTGCAGATGTATATAAAAGTCAAAATGCAATACAACAAATAAATAATTCTGTTTATGAAAAAATAAATGAATTTATTGCACAACAAATTCAAAGAGGTAAAGAAGTTTATGGACATACTGAAAAAGTATATACTCAATCTGTAAGATTTAACGATTATGCTACAAAAGATGATAATGGTTTTGATAATTTTATAGCAGAATTTATGTTAAATAATTACATTAGTAATGTCGAACAATTTAATTATATAGTAGGAAATCAAGCTGAATTTGGAACAAAAAAAGAAGAATTATATCCTTCTAAAAATGTAAATAAAAGAGCAAAAGGACCGCATTCACCAGGTAATGCAGGTGCTAATAACTATACAGGAGAGTTTTATACAGCTGCAACATTAAAAGACATAGAACTTAAATCTGAAAATTATGAAAATATTGTAGAAAATGTAGCTAAATCATTACAAAAAAGTCAACCTAATAAATACGGAAATCAAACTGTAGATATAAATAAAGTTAATAAGACTAAACCTAATTATACTAAAATGAATGCTCTTGAGATAGCTGTTCATAAAATAACAAAAGGTTATTTAGAAACAAATGTTGCAGATGGTCAAGGGTATATAACTATTGCAAGAGCAGAAAATATTCTCAAAGATTACGGTAGATGGAATTCTACATATGAAAGATTATTTGATAAAGTAAAAAAAGGTCAACCTTTAAAAAGAAATGAATTAGAGTTATTTATTCAACCTTTTAAAGGATTTTATTATGGTAGAGAATTTAATCCTAATCTTAAAAGACATGTAAGTACACAAGTAAAATATAGTACTATTGTTCTTATACCTCAATTAATAAAAAATACTCAATTAGAAACTATTTCTAATTGGATGGAAAAAAATGAAATAGATGAGGTACAATTTGAATCTGCAGAAAAAACAGGAAAAGAATATGCCATGGATGTTACTGACGCTAATGGCAACCTTGTAGAAGATAAATTAAACCAATTTACACTTGAAAAAGGATATGTATTTAAAGAATACAAACAAAGTAATTGGAAATTACAATTAGATGTACCTGACCATATGATGGATAGTAAAAATAAGTTAGGTACACAAATAGCTAAAATTATTATTGGAAACCTCCCTAAAGGAAATGTTTATAATGTAGCTGGAACTGAATATACAAGAGATGAATATATTAAACATTATATGGATGTTATGATTCAAAATATTGTTGAAGATGGTGCAACATTAAGAGAAGATATTGGAGTAGAAATAGATGAAAATAATGAATTTGTAATAACTGATTATAGTAAACTTAGTGATATATTAATAAATGAAGTAAATAGAAAGTTGTTAGCTGAAAATTATCTTGAAGCAATTGAATTAGATGCAGAAGGTAATTTTAATCTTCCTTTATTTATGAGTAATATGACTAAAAAATGGCAAGCTATTTTAACAAGTTTATTTACAGATAGAGTTGTAAATCAAAAAGTACCTGGTGGAAGTGGAGTACTTTTAAGTAGTGTATTTTTAAATGCTGAAGTAAAAGGAGATGAGGATTTTAAAGATGATGGAGGAATTATATGGCACGATGATGTTAAGAAAAGAAAAAATTCTAAACTACAAATGTCTACTTCTAAAGATGGTAAAGTTGTTACTGCTGAAGCACTTTTACCTGCATGGAGTAAACAGTTTTATGTTAAAAATGAAAAAGGAGAATATGTACTTGATGATATAAACAATATACCTGAAGAATTAAGAACTATGATTTCTTATAGAATTCCTTCAGAACAAGATTATATGTTTACTGTATTTAAAGTTGTAGGATTTCTGCCTGTAGAAAGTGGAAGTACAATTGTTCTACCTCAAGAATATGTTACTGCTAAAGGATTTGACTTTGATGTTGATAAGGAATATATTATGTATCATAGTTTTACTACTACAGATATAGATGGTAAAAGAACTTATCAAAAAAATGATTATTATGAAAAAGGAGAAGAAGGATTTACTGCTTGGTTAGAATCTAGAGCAGCAAAAAAATTACTTGAAAATTTAAAAGATAATCCAGACCAAGAAGCTAAAAAGTTAAATACACAAGTAAAAAGATTTAATACTACTCAACAGAATTTACATGAAGTAAAGCAAGAAACTGCAGAAGATACAACAAGACAATTACAAGCTATATTTGATGTTTTTAATGAAGGGGCTCAAACAAACTTTACTGAAATTGATGAATTATTTAATTATCTAGAAGTACAAAAAGAAAGAGCAAAAGCTACAATTGAATATGTTCAAAATCAATACGGTTTACAACATTGGGGTAGAAATACTAAAGAAGATTTACGATTAAGAAGTATTCAAGCAAATGCATTTGCATTAGAAAAAAGTGTTAAAGAAACTAAAAACTTTATTATATCACGTTTAAAAGATGTTAAAGAATATAATACTTATGTAGAAGAAGTTAAAAAGAAAGAGAAACAAGCATTAAATAATCGTAAAAAATATCAAGCATTATTAGGTGCAAAAAATTTAGAAACATTAAGAAAAGAATACGATAAATTATCTGAAGCACAAGCTAATACAAGAAAAGCAAGAGATAATCGTATTTTAGATATTTTCAAAGCTAAATTATTACATCCCGATCACTTTAGTGGAGTTGTAACTTCTCAATCTTTTGAAGATGCTGCAGATGTTATTGATGAAATAAATACTTTATTAGGAAAAGAAGTTGAACACTTAAATCCTGCAACAGCTTATGCTCAATTAGAATATAGAAAACAAAATATTTCTGGTATTGCATTAAAAGGTATGGCTGCAAATAGTAATACTTTTTTAAGTGTAGCACAAGTTGTTGAAATGTTTTTAGCAGATGAATTAGCTTTTCATACAAATTATAGAACTACCCCATTAACTAAAGAAGAGATAAAAGAAAATGAAAAGTTAATGAAAGAAGGAAAGTTAAATAGGGTAACTAAAGTTTATTCTGAAAAAGAATTAAAAGAAAAATATGGAGAAGAAAATGTTGAAACTTTAAATAAAAAATCTAGACCTGGTGTAAGAAATATACAAGCAGAAACTACAGAAGATTTAGATAAACAAACTGTATTTACTTTAGAACCATTTGTAAGTAAAGATAAAAGAGATACTAAAACTCCATTAATGGCTACAGTATCTACAAAATTTGTAGGATTTGGTTCTGCAGGAAATAATAATACAAGATTTTATCAAGACCAAATAAAAGATAAATCTGTTGTAAATAGTGGAAATTATACTAAAGACGATGTTGTACTTGTTTCTTATAGTAGAAATTTTCGAGAAGGATTAAAAAAGACAAAAGCTGAATTGAAAAAGGTTTTACAATCTGGTGCAGCTATTATTACTGATAATATAGGTACATTAAATTCAGCAGGAAGTTATACTCCAAAAAAAGCTTTAAGAGACTTTTTAGATTCAGAAGGTGCAGTATATACAGAAACAGTAATTGATGGACAAACATTTGGTTTATGGAGGAAAGAAGCAGAATTAGGAGATGTAATTACTGAAGAAGTTGCTAAAATAGATTCTGCTAAAAATGTGTTTACTGTCACTCCTATAAAAAAAGCTGATAAAAAAGCTAAAGCAAAAGCTAAAATTGCTACACAATATATAGGTTTTGCTGAAGGTATTAAAGATAGCAGTACAGCACATTATGCAGAAGAAGCAGGAGAATACGCTAACACTGGTAATTATGGAGATAATGATGTAATATTTGTTTCTATAGGGGGTAAAAGAGGTGCAGCTGATTTAAGAAAAACCCAACAAGATAAAACTATAAGAGAAGCTATTAAAGCTTTGGAAGCAGGTGCTACTATTATTGCTGATAATAAAGATTATATAGATGATAGTGATTATAATGAAGGAGAAAAAAGGCTTTATAAAAATCTAGAAGCTAAAGGTTATAATTATTCTGAAATAACTGTAGATGGTAATGTTCTTGGTGTATGGTCAAAATCTGAACAAGTTGCTGAACAAGTTACTGATGAAATTAAACAACCTTCAAAAATTAAAACTGAAAAAATAATTGATGGAGTTGAAGTAAAAAGGAATGCACTTACAGAAGCAGAACAAATTGAATTATTTGAAATGCTTAAACCTATTTTAGAAAGACAAGGAGCTGTAACAAATAAAGGAAAAGATGCTAATGTAATGATTGGTTTAGGTTTAAGATGGGATTATAAAGATAATAATCCAAATAAAGAACCAATAGATTTAGGTACTATTCTTGACAGAGGTATGGATGGAACTAGATCAAAATTTGGTTATTTTGATAAATCTATAAATGGCGAGCCATTAGAACCAGTAAATGATAGATTAAAAGAATTAATGACAAAAGCTACAGGAGTTGATGCTAGTGATTATGACGGTGCTATTATTAATTTATATAGTGAAAATCATTTTATACATTCCCATCAAGATGTTAGTGAAGCAAGTGATACTATAGGTTATCCTGTTTTAGTAGTTAATATAGGTGGTAGTGGTAATTTTTCAATAGAAAGAGTCGGTAAAGGTGTTACAGAATTAAATGCAGGAGATGGTTATGTTTTTGGTATTAAAGGAAAAAATAGAAAAGTATGGCATAGAACTGCACCAAATAAAGTAGATGGCTTTTTACCTGAAATAACTACTGAAATAGACGGCAAAACTTATCCTAAAGGTAGTTATAGAATATCTATAACTATGAGAAGAGTTAAACCTATTAAAGACACAGGTTTACCTTCTATGCCTAAAATGGCAAAACCTGCTAAACCTAAACCTAAACCTCAAAAAGATTATGTTACCGTTAAACATAAAAATTTAGGATGGAATAATGATGGTACATTTACAAATGTAAATGGAGACAATACAATGATTCATGCTAGTCAAGTTTTAGCAATGACATTAGATATAGTAAAAGAAGGACTTCCACCTAATGTAAATACATACACATTTAATACATTTATTACAATGTTGAATACAGGTATGGATATTAGATATACAAGTATGTTTATTCGTCAACCTATATTAAATGATTTAAGTGAATTATTTTTTGAAACACAAGGATTTACTGAAGATGAAAATTTAGGTAAAGAAATTGAAGCAATAAAAAATAGATATATTACTGAATTATATAAAATTGCAAGAAACCCAAAAAATAATTTTCTTAGAAATGTAAAAGATTATGTAAAAATATTAACTATAGACGGAAAAGAATTTGCTGTAATTGAACCATTTGATTCTCAAATAAGTAATGGAGAAGATATAAATCCTGATACAACAGAATTAAAAGATTTATTTAATATAGATACTTCTGAATCTTTTGCTTTTGATGTAGATACACTTAAAAATCATATAAAAAATAGTGTATCTAGTAATTATAATAATTTAACTCCTATAGAAAAAGCTAGGTATCTTCAAGACCAAATTAAAATTCTTGAAATGTTTAAAAGATATAAAAAAGCAGGAGAAGGTTATGATGATATGATAAAAGCTACAGCATCAGATAGAACAGATGTTGGACCTTCGTTGACAAGACCAGAAATGCTTAATAAAAGTATACAGAAAGCTACTTACTATATGAAATTTAGTCAATTAAGAAATTTAAAAGTTGATGGAGAAACAAGAGTAGAGTTTAATGGAGAAATAATGACTGCTAATGAATTATTAAGAAGAAAAAGAGCAGAAGAAACAACTGCAGAAGAAAAAAGAACAATTAGAGAAGATACAGTTATAAGAGTTGAAAGTGATGCTAGAGTTTTTGCAAAAGTAAATGGTGAAACTGTACCTGCAACTATAGCAGTTTATGGAGAAGATAGTAAATATCCTGTACTTAAAGCTTATAAAGAAGAAGCTTTTGATGCAGCAACAGAAATATTATCTCCATTATTTATACAACATTCAGTAGCGTTTAGAAAATTTATACAAGTTTTTACTAATGATACAGGTATACATTTTAATCCAAAAAATGCAGATAAATTATCTCAATATATTTTAACTTATTTACAAAATGAATTTGAATTCTTTTCTGAAAATTATGAGAATAATAATACAAAACAAAGAATTTTAGGTGCAGAAAATTTGGAAGTTAAAACAGATATAAATATAAGTATTGAAGATTTTAATAAATTAAGTACTGCAAATAAACTACAAATAATGCAGAATAAACTTAAAGATAAACTTCAAAATGATACTCATATTTTAAACTATTTAACTCACAAATTAGGAGAAAAAGATGTAAAGAAAAATTCTATGCATTTTATAGAATTCCAAAATACAAAAACAGATTCTTTATTAGATGATACTATTATTGATTCTTTTCTTGAAATGTGGAATTCTAATGATGAATTTGAAAAATCATTAGCTCAAGATTTAGTAAAATATTCTTTCTTTACTACTGGCTTAACTATGAATAAAAATAGTTTTAGTAAATTAATTCCTACAGAAGTATTTAAAGAAATAGGTTTAGATAAATTCTTATATGATCTTAAAGAAAAATCTAAAATGGATAATTTCTTGTTAGATAGATATGAAGATATTAAAGATAAATTTATAAGAAGTAATTGGTTTAATACTGATATTGTACCTAGAGTATATACAAAAAGAGAATTAGGTGAAAAAGGTACAATAAATGGTACACCTGATTGGAAAACCATTATTATGGGTGCAACTAAAGAATTTATAGAAGTAACTACATCTGAATATCAAAATGAAGATTTAAGAGTAGTTCAATCTGATTATATAGTAGGAACTAAAACACTATTAATAAATAATGAATCTATAAAACAAGAAGATATTTTATATAAAAAATATATAGAAAAAGATGGTTCTACTTATTTTTATCCTGTAGATAAACTAGGTAGTATTAATATAACTGAATCTAGTGAAAAATCTTTTATTAAAGAAAATCAAGTTAGTAGAAGTCAAAATGATTTTGAAATTGCAATTCAAGGAAATAATGAATTTGGTTTAAATGATCTTAATGCTAACTTTATGACTTACAATAATCTTGAATTAGAAAATATAAATGCTCCAGATAAAATTATGTATACTACTGCTACAGGTTTTATAGGCAGTGAAATAGGAAAAAATGCTACTGAAGAAATAGTAAGTACAGATTTAAAACTTTTAACTAAATCTTTTGGAGAATTAGCTAATAAGTCAGAATTTACTGATAATGATAAAATAATGGTTACATTTCCAACTATAATGGGTTACACTACTGCTAAAACTGTAGATGATTCTATTTTTAATGAAGAAGGTAAATTTAAAAATACTAGTGTTTATGGAAAAATATATTCTGTATTACGAGCTAATGGAGTAGTTATGATAAAAGCACAAAAAAATGAAGATGGAACTACTTCTCCTACTTTTGGTTCGGGAAATATAGCAACAGTAAAAGCTTTACAAAATTTACAAACTTATTTAAAAGTAAATAAAGGAGGAAATACAGGATTATATGAAAAAATTGAAAATGGTATTCATTATTTTAGTAAAAAACCTTTTAATAGTGATATATTAACTAATGAAGAAAATAAAGCAACAAAACCATTAATAAATAGAAAAGGTAAAAATTGTTAATAATAACCAGTAGCGTAATACTGAAATAAAATTTATAAAAATGGCTTGTAAATATACTGCACCTAATGGTAATAAATCTAAATTGTATGATTCAGTTTATAAAGTACATGGGCATAAAACTGCATTAAAAGCTTGGGCAACTTCACAGACTCCTACTTTTAAAGATTGGTATACAGGAAAACTTGATAGCAATGGAGAAGCTATAGTAACAGATAATTTATATTTCTTGAATTTAGATGGAGAAACAAAAAATTTAGAAATATTTAATGATACTGGTGGTTTTAGTAATAGTGCAGCTATTGAACAAATAGAAACTTTAACAACAATATTTGAAGATTTAGGTTTAGATATTGATGTAAAATTTGATACAAATATACTTGATGCAGGTCAAGTATTTACTATAAATGGAAAAACTACAGTAAAATTTAATAGTAAAAATGCTAGAAAGGATAGTGTATTTCATGAATTTAGTCACTTATTTGTTGATTTATTACAGAATGATAGAGTGCTTAAAAAAGGAATTGAGAATCTTAGAGGAAGTGAATTGTGGAAACAAGTTGCTGCATTATATAAAGAATTAAATGATGAACAATTAGGTAAAGAAGTTTTAACTACAGCTATTGGTATAGAAGCACAAAAGCTTTATGATGAAAGAGTTAAAATTAGAAATCTAAAAAAAGGAACTATATTAGATAAAATTAAAGGATGGGCAGCATGGTTTAGTAATGCTATAAGAATGATAGGAGTTAATTTAGGTATTAATGATGATACAACCTTGAAGTTAGCTTATGCCCTTACTGGCAGTAAAAAAAGATTTGTTCTTACAGGAAAATTATCTAGTAAAGTACAAAAACAAAAAACAGATATATCAGATTTAATTAAAAGAGGGGAAAAATTAGGAAAAACAGAAGATGAAAGTTCCTATATTATTCCTAAAGAATTAACAAAAGATGGTAAAGAAGATGTAGTTATTAACAGGGTAACAACTGCTATAGATGAACTAAGAGGGATATTTGATAAAGATTCAGTAATAGAATCTTTATTAAAAAATAGAAAAGGCGAATGGGCAAACTTTGTTAGTAAAGAAGATTTAGAAACTTTTTGGGCAGATAAAAGAGAAGAAGGTACAGGTATTCATAATATTACAGAAGATTATATCAAAGCAAGAACTGCAGGTAAATCTAGAGAAGATTCTATAAATGCTGCATTAAGTAATTTATATAAACCCGAAGGAGGGTTAGATGCAGATGGGATTAGATTTTATTCGGGAATGGACCAAAAACTTGTTAAAGGTTATATAAATAATATAGCAGATTTTATTGAATCTTTAATAGAAAAAGATTATGAATTATTTCCAGAAGTAAAAGTATTTGATGAAGAAATGGGAGTAGGAGGTACAATTGACCTTCTTATTCGTAGACCCGATGGAAAATATATGATATATGATTGGAAAACTAAAGAATATGGAAAGTTTGACGATTTTTATCAATATAAATATAAGAAAGACGGTTCTAAAAAAATGTTTAAAGGTTTTATAGAAGATATGGAATATACTTCAGCTAGAAGTTATTCTTTACAATTATCTACTTACCAATTAATTTTAGAAAGACAAGGTTTTGAATTTGTAAAAGATAATAAACAAACAGGAGAACATGCTTTAGCAATTATCCCTTTAGAAGGTATTGCACAAAAAAATGAAAAAGGAGAAACAAGATACGCTGATGTAGCAATTGCAAGTGAAGAAGTTCAAGGATTAAATAAAGATGGAGTTTTGCCATTAGAATCAATGATGGAAAAAATGTTGCAAGCTTATATGCAAGGAGAAGATTTAGAAAAAGCATCAGCTCAATTAAATGAAAGTATTAAAACTCAAAATGATTTAAAAGTACAAATAGATAGAGATACTGAAGTTCAAAAATGGTTAGAAGAAGCTATAATTAATTTACAAAAATCAGTAACAGTAGCAAAAGCTTCAGGAATTGGAGAAAGAGCTGCAAAATATAAAAAGACTGTAGAAAAATTAATAGAACAAATGAGTGTTGCCGATGAAAATTTAGCAATTATAGCTTATAATAAATTTATTACAAGAGGTCTTTTAAATATAACAAATAAATTTAATCCTGGTGTAGTAGAGGTTAAAAATGAAGAAACAAATGAAATAGAAATTCAAAAAACTAAAGGATATTCAAATTATAAATGGCAAGATATTAAAGAGTTAGAAGAAAAAAATCCTAAAGGTTTTATAGACTTTATGGCTTTTATGGTCAATGTAGATATGTTTATGTCACAAGTTATTCAAATTGATAAATTACCTTCTATTTATGGCGATGGTACGAGAATTAATCCTGTCTTTCAAGATTTAAAAAGAAATTTAGACCATATTTCTAATTTAAAATGGAGATTAAAAATGTTAAATCAACAATTAGATTTAAGATACCAAGAAATATCATCAAATCCTTTAAGTGGTGGTAGAGGTGTTTTAAATACTAATATTGATTTTTTTGAAGCTCAAAGAGATTTATCTTTAATGCAACATAACATGGATTCATTAGCAGATACTCATAATAGATATTTTGCAAATGTAATGAGAGCATATGCTTATAAGAAAAGAGAAATGGATGATGAAACTAAAGCTATGACAGAACAATGGTTAGAAAAATTAAAAGAATTAGAAGCTTCAGGTTCATCATTAGATAAATTTATTGATAAATCAACTGGGAAAGTTATTACTGATTTAGATTATGATAGATTTAAAGCAGAAAGAGATAAAGCTTTTAAAGATGCTGCAAAATATAAAACAGGTACAAAAGCTTACAGAGATACTCTTAATGATTTCTACGATAACAATGTAGAAGAACGTAGTGATGAGGAACGACAAATAATAATGGATGAAAAGAGGAAAGAATTAGAAAATCCTCTTAATAGTGATGATACAAGAGCGTATGATAAATGGCTTAATACATTAATTTACTTTGACCCAAAAGGAAATAGAATTTTTAAGAAAAGTAGTGTAATGTATAAACCTAAAGAAAGTGTATACGGTAATGAAGATTATAATAATCTTACAGCAAGTGAATTAGAATTTCATAAATATTTAACTTCAGTACTTGCTTATTTAACAGAACATACAAAATCTAGTATGGTTAGTAAAGGTTATTTACCTGCTGTTCCTAAAAATATGAAAGGATTTATGGAAGAATTTGCAGTTAAAATGGGTTGGAGAAAAACAGGAGATTATGACCAAACAAAAGGTGTAGCTACAGATGTAAATAATGAAATAGTACATTTCATTCCTTTTATGTTTAATAATTTATTAAATCAAAAAGAATTACATGAAATTCATGATGAAATGTCTATAGAAGATAAAAGAAAATATCATAAATTAAATGAAGAAATAAGAAAAGAGAATAAAGAAGCACACGCTGCTGCAATAGAATTAGATTTATCTAAGACAATGCCAATTTTTATTAAAACTGCATTAAATCATAAACATAAAAAAGCAATGGAATTTGAGTTGCTTAGAGTAAAAAGGTCTTTTATTGAAAATCATCAAATATTAACCTTAAAAAATAATGCACCAATAAAAGATAAAGCTAAATGGGCTGCAGGATATGAAGATCATTTAGTTAAAAGTGGAACAAAAGGAAGTAGAATTTTAGATAGATATAATGATTGGTTAAGAATGATTTTCTATGAAGAATTTGAGAATGATGAAGGAACTATGCAAAAAGCTTTAGGAGTACTTCAAAATTATACTTCTCTTAAAAGTATGGCTTTTAATCCTTATAGTAGTTTAAATAATCAAGTGTATGGGGAACTTATGAGTAAAATTGAAGCAGTTTCTAGTGAATTTTTTAGTAGTAAAGATTGGAGAAAAGCTGCAGGAACTTATACAACAGGTATAATTAGTTATTTTGCTGATGATGAAGCTTCATTTAATTTTAGCTCTAAACAGAGTGCATTTATGCATCATATTCCTATTTTAATGGATTTTAAAGAATTAGCTGGAAATGAAAATCAAAGCGATGCATTAGGGAATGTAATGCTTAATAAAATGGGTATTATTACAAATAAAGCATTTATGTTTGAACATATGTCAGAACATAATTTACAAAATCGTACTTTATTAGCAATGGCTTATAGTCATAGAGTAGTTAATGGAAGAATAATGAAATTTAATGAATTTGTTCAAGATAAATTAACAAAGATAACTAAAGAAATGATTAATGCTGACCCTGAAAATGTAAAGAAAGTAATTGCTGAAAATAAAAAGAAACGAAAAGAATTAAAAGCAGAATTTGAAAAGTTTGATACTTTATATGATAGTTATGAATTTACAGATGGTAAATTAAAATTAAAAAAAGGAACAAAATTAAAGAAAGATGAAATTGCAGAATTTCAAATGAGAGTATTAGGAGTTAATCAATATCTTCATGGTATATATAATAAAGAAGATGCAGGTGCATTACAGAAATATGCATTAGGAAGATTAGCTATGCAATTCCGTAAATGGATGAGACCTGGTTGGACTAAAAGATTCGGTTCTACTTTCGGTAAAACTGAATGGAATGAAAGACGTTCTCATTATGATGAAGGTATGTACGTTACTACATGGAATTTCTTAACAAGACCAATACAAGAAAATATAGCACTTTATAAAGAAAGTCAAGAAAATAAACAAGAAGGAGAAATGCAAATTACTGCTTTAAAAGCAATAGGAAATATAATTGGAGATTATACTAAATTTATCGGAAGTGCTAAACTTCATTGGCATACATTAAATGAAACTCAAAAAGCAAATGTTAAAAGAACAGTAGCAGAATATGGTGCTTTTGCAATGGCATTAGGTTTATTAAGTTTAGCTAAATATCTGAAAGGAGATGATGATGAACCACCATTTGCTTTAGTACTTACACTTTATCAATTAGATAGAACCGTAACAGAATTAACAACTTATATGCCTATTGCAGTTGGATTTAATGAAGAAGGTGTATTTATGGGAGGTGGATGGATTAATGAAAGTAAAAAACTTATCAAAAATCCTTTAGCAGCATTTAAAACAATGGAAGATATTTTAAGATTATCTAAAGAAGTTATAGCTTATCCAATAACTGCTCCAGAAGATTTAGAATATCAAGGTGGGGTATATTATGGGGAAAATAAATTATCTATTCATGCTCAAAAATTAGTTCCTGTTTGGAGTCAAAAAGTTAAAACTGATTTTATGCATAAAAATTATAAATTTTATAAATTATATTAATATATACACAACTAGCACAACTTACACAGCTGTCACAGCTGTAACACCTAATAGTTTTTCCCTTCTATTGGCTATCTTTTTTAAAAGTTTTTGTAAATATTAATATTCACATATTAAAAAATATATGAAAAAACCTAATAGACCTAGAATGCCTCAATGGTTTTCAAAATATGATGCAGACTTTTTCAGAAACCATTTTACAGAACAAGAATTTAAACAATTTCGTACAAAAAAAGAAGGACTATTAACAGAAGCATTAGAAGCTGGAATTCCCAAAGAAGATATAAAACATTATTGGTATAAATCTAAAAAATATTCAATATTTGCCAAAACAAAAGAAGTTGATTTAATAAAAACTACAAATTTTCTTGTTAAAGAAATACAAGATAACTCTCCTACATTTAAAAAAATAAATAGAAAAACTTATGATAATCCTATCTTGTTTTGTATTAGTCCTTCAGATGTTCATTTTGGAAAGTTAGCCACAGTAGAGGAAACAGGAAACAAATATAATCTTGAAATCGCTACTGAAAGAATGTTAAATGGAGTTAATGGATTATTAGAATATATAACTAATTTCAATATAGAAAAAATAATATTAGTTGGTGGTAATGATATATTACATACAGATAGTATATTAAATACTACTACTAAAGGAACACCACAAGATGTAAGTAATAAATTTTACGAAACTTATAATGCAGCTTTTCAAACATATATTAAAGTTATAGATATTTTATTACAAGTAGCAGATATACATTATATACATTGTATGAGTAATCACGATTATTTAAGTGGGTATTATTTATCTAAATGCTTGGAAGCTTATTATTATAAATGTAAAAATATAAGTTTTGATACAAATGTAAATGCTAGAAAATATGTACATTATGGAATAAATCTACTCGGTTTTTCTCATGGAGATACTGCTAAAGATGTAGAACTTGTAAATTTAATGAAAGTTGAAGCAAAAGCATCTTGGTCAAAATGTAAATACGGCTATTGGTATTTAGGACATTTACACCATCATATAAGAAAGAATTTTAATAAAACTATCTCTAAAGAATATAACGATGTTACAATAATAAAAGATAGCTCAAATATTATTAAAAATTCTATTTCTGTTGAATATATAAAATCTATATCTGGAACGGATGCTTGGCATAATTCAAAAGGATATAAAGCTACACCTGCTATTGAAGGATTTTTACACTGTCCACATAATGGACAAATTGCAAGATTTACTAAACACGTAGATTGATTGCCGATTAAAATTTTTCAAAAAAAGAAAAGGTTTCCAAAATTGGAAACCTTAACTTAAAGTACAAAAGTTTAGCCTTATTATTTCGCATTTCAAATATAATAAAAACTTAATAAAAAACAAAAAGAAAAGGTCTCCAACATGGAAACCTTTTCGAAATCATCAAGCCTTATTCGAATTGACATCCAAAATAAGAATAAAATTTTTAAAATAAAAAAATTATTTAGGTTAATTAAATTTTAGATTCATCAGAAAAAGAATAATATTTATCTTCATCAGGTGTAATAATTATATGATCTAGTACACTAATATCAAAAAATTTTGCAGCTTCTTTAATTTTTTTTGTCAAATCTAAATCAGCTCTTGATGGATTAATATTTCCAGAAGGATGATTATGACAAAGAATAATTGCTTGTGCATTACATTGTAAACCTGTTTGAATTATATGTTTCATATCTATTGTTATACCACAAGTTGAACCCATACCTGCTAAATAATAACCTAATATATAATTATTTCGATTTAAATATAAAGTAACAAATCTTTCTCGTAATCTTATATCTTTAAATTTATTATTCCAAATTTTATGTAATTCTTCATTAGAAATATGACTTCCTGTTATAACTATATTTCCTTGTTTATAATTTACTTTTGTTTCTAATATAAACTCTTGACATATATTTACTTCAGATTTAACTTTTTTTTTAGATTTATATTCAATCATAGTTTCTTCATTCATCTTTTTTAAGTTTTTTAGTTTTATTAAATCTATTCATTGATTCTAGACAAATTTTAGCAAATTCTGTTTCTATAAAATCAATTTGACATTCAGGAACAAGAGCTAATGTTCCCATCACACTAGCCATTAATCCTACATTATTTATAGCAATATCTTCACTTTTTTGTACCATTTGTCTTGTTGCTCCTGCATTTCTTGCAAATTGTAATAGATTGTTTTTTATATATTTAAGTTTAGATTTACACATATATTTGTTCTCCCCTTTCACTAATGGCGAATTAATTAACTCTCTATAACCATATTCTTGTAATAGTAAAGAACAATATATTAATCTTTTATTTATATAATCTTCATTTTCTTGGCTCATAATCTTTTAGGTATTTGTATAAATCATTTAATAAATTAATATCTACCCATGACAGTATACTTCCATCACTACATTCAAGTAATTTTGAGTAATGAGGGAATTTTCTTAATACACTACTTCTAGAGATATTAATCATTTTTCTTTTATTATTATAAACGGCAACTTCTAAAGAAGAATATTTATCAATAGGTAATAAAGTTCTTGGGTAACAATAATGTCCTCCACTCCCTTGGCAAGACAGGTAATAATTACCTGCCTTAACAGCATCAAAGATTCTTGCATCAAAACCAAAAGTTTCCATTGGAGTTTGTTTTAATTCTTCTATAATGTCATTCATAAGACTTTTTTTTAGATACTTTAGTTTTTACTTTAATAGATTTTTTAGTTTTTTTAGTTTTTACTATCCAAGTGATAGTATCGCCTGGATAAAATTTATCTTGTTCCATCTTTATCTATATTATATTGTTTAATAAATTCAATTATTTGATTGTAAACTACTTCTTTATCCATTGTATTTAAAGAATTAGAAATCTCATCCCACTCATCAGTATTATTTCCTGTTTGCAAACACTTTTTTACTACAGGAATTAACCAATCCCACGATTCTTGGTATTTTAATTCTGAATTATTTTCTAACCAAGTATCAACATCTACATAGTCAATTTCCATAAATTCTACTATTAGTTTGTTTTCATTGTTTTTCATAGTATTTAAATTTTGATTTTTTTAAATCAATCTTATTATAAATATTGTTTTCTAAAAATAAAATTACTGCATTATAAGTTTGACCTATCAATGCATTAGTTAATCCTCCATATATTTCATCATATGATTCAGGGTCATCATAACCTTCTAACCATATAATTTTATAAATTACAGGCATTAAAGCATTCCAATCTTTATGATAATCTTTTAAACGATTAAATTTTGTATCAAAATGATTTATTCCGTCTGTAATTATTTCTAAACCCATAAAATGAGCAATCATTTTATTTTCTTCTATTATACTATATTTTGATTCTTCCATAATTAATTGAGTTCTATAGGTTTAGTAATAACGATGTCTAGTACACCGTGATTTGTTGTTGCACTTACTTGATAACCCCTATTTCTAAAGGCATTCATAATAGTGTGACGATGATCCCAAACATCAGAATCCCATCCATAATAACTAGCGTCACATGTATCTATATGTGCTCTACCTGTATCTTCTACTCTTTTAGCATTTTCATCTACTATTTTTTGAAGTTTTTTTTGTAAATCGCTCATTTCTCTATTTTTTTAATTTTATCAGATAATAAATAAGATTTGAAATCTATTTCTTGTAAAATAGTGTCTGTTTCATATAAATTTATATTTTTATTATTTGAATCAGAAACATAAGATTTTACAGTTTCTTTCATAGATTCTAGGGTAATATTAAGACTATGTCTTAAAAGTTCCATTCGGGTTGTAAATTGCTTTTTATTCATTTTATAAGTCTTTTTTAGTAAAATTATGTACTTTTCTAAGTAATTCTTTTCCAACTATTTCAATATAATCTTCAGTCATTAGATGATTTTTATTTTTTGCTTTAGCTTCTCTAATTTCTTCTTTTATACTTTCAACTTTAAGTTCTAATCCTTTAGTAAGTAAATAATTTTCAAATCCATTAAACGGTGTTTTCATTTTCAATATTTTTTATCCATGAAATAAGTAATTTTCTCGATTTTATTTTATTTATATTAAATTCAGCCATTATGTATGGTACACTACCTAACATATTAGTAACTCCACTTTCCTTTAATATATCTAGAAAAAGAAATACTTCTTTAGTTAAAGTTTCTTCATCAATAGGTTTATCAGTCATATTTTTAATAATTTTTATTCAACTTCATCATTTCCATAATACATATCAAATCTGGTTTGACGACTTAGTTTATTTATCCATTCAAAATATCTTTGCTCATCTTCTTTATTTTTTAATTTAAAATAACTTCTATCGCAATATCTTAATTCACGATTTTTGTTATATACATCTCTAAAAATTTTTTCTTCATCACCAGATTTATTGAAAGTATGTACTAATTTTTTATTATCCCAGTATTCAATTATTATGTCAGACATAGTTGATTGTTTTTAATAAGTAATTAATTCTAAATTTAATTTAAAAGCTTGTATTTTTAATTTTTTGATTATATCCTTATCATCAGTTTTAACAATTAATTGACCAAAACTAATAGTCGCTACATGTTCATTTTCAACATATATCTTATTATAAATTATCTTCATAAGAAAAAAATTATACTCATAGAAACTTATAAAAGAATCTATGAGTATTTATTTAAACAAATATTTTTGTGCCAAAGGTTTGTTTTTTAGTAGGAGGATATACTTTAACTACCTCTCCACTACTTACAATATCTAATTTTGGTTCTGTTTCTACAATAATATCTACTCCACCAGAAGGAGCACTTTGTAGTTCTTTTTCTAATTCTTTTATACGTGCTTTACATATAATTAATATTTTATTATATTCTTCTAATTCTGGATGATTACAAGCTTTATAATCATATTTTGTATATGTAGGGGCATATTCTACCATTGCTCCAAATGCAGGTCTTTTTTCATTTCCTGTAGTATATTTTAAAGTTTCTCTATTAATAGCTTCTTTAATTTCTGTATTATTTTTAACAGAATCTATAACTTTTTGTATACGTTTAAATGAAATTGCTACATGTAGAGGGTCTAAATTTCCATCTATTATATTATCAATAATTTGATTAGAAACTTCTGAAACTTCTACATTATTTCCAAATTTAATAAGGTCGTCACTCATTTTTTATAAAATTTTAAATTTTTTTATAATAATTTTTTACTAACTTTAAATATTAAACAATAATCATCGCAAGAGATTATTTGTAATATAGTTTTCCAAGCAGCACTTACTTCTTGTAATCCTGTACCAAAATAATCATAAAATTCTCCTCCGTAATTATACCAATATTTATTTTCTCTAATAATTTTGTACTTTAAATGTTTAGATATATTAAGAGTACATTTTTCAGATTTATCTATTATTAAAATATCGTCAAGTTTTATTTTTGTTTTTCCAATACTAACAGTTTTTGACCTAAGATCATATCTTAATTTATTAGCATTAAGACTTTTATATAAATCTTTTAATTTAGTTTTTTCCCAAGAATTCAATTCATCTTTATTATTAATTAAAAATGTAATAGCTTCATATTGATTTTCATTTAAAGATGTTACTCTTGTTTTAATTAAATGATTTTTAGATTCCTGCTCATTTAAAGTTAAAAATTTAACTCGCTTATGTAATACATATTTTGGATAAGGAGTTTGTCTTTTATCTAAAGATTTGTTCATTTGTAAATTTCTTTAAAAAGTCTTTATGACCATGTTTATAAATATTGTTTGTTAATTTGCATAGATTGTTAAATCCATGTTTTTCTATATTATCACTAAAATCTTTAGCTTTAAAATCATATTTATTAAATAAACCTCTTGTAAATAATAAAGGAATAGTATTATATTTTTTCCTCATTTTAGAAGCAAATTTTAACCCTGTTCTGTCATAATCTGATAAAGTATATAAAACATCAACATATGTCATAATAGTTTTATATTGATTTTCAGATAATAAAGTACTTTCAGAAGGAGTAGCTAAAGCCAGTATAGGTAAAGAGGTTTTTCTAATCACATTTTCTAAAGCAATTACATCTTTATAACTTTTTGTGATAATTCCATATTTTGCTTTTCTAATTTGTAAAGCACCTTCTATACAAGAACTATTTTGCATAAATTTAGATTGTCCTTTCTTACTATTGGCAAAAGGATAATATAGTTTCCAATTTTGAATTCCATCATCATCTAATCCAAAAAAATAAGCATAACAAGGATTATAAATATCGTAAGTATAACATAATAATCCATTGATAAATGCTGTATCTACAGGATATACATAATATTCTTTCAATAATTTACTACCTATATTATATTTTTCTTTCCAATAATTAGCATCATAAGAATTCCAATCTCTTGCACTAACTGTAATTTCAATTTTAGATTTTTTTATAGATTTTGTTTTGATTTTTCTAGTGTAAGTACTATTACTTTTACTTTTATATTTATGTATTCCAAAATCTTTTGCAATAGTATCTAATAACTTTCCAAATTCACTTCCAGATTTTCCTAATTTTAATATAAAAGCTACTGCATCAAAACAATCTCCCCAAAAATATCCCCCAAAATCTCTTGCATAAAGTTTTTCATTTTTTAGATAGAAACCTAAACTTGGTTTATTTACATCTTTTCTATAAGGAGCAAACATTGCTTTTCCTGTATTTATACAATAAGAAATATCTTGTAAAGAAATATTCCAATAATAACTAAATATTTCTTCAGCTGAAATTTTACTTAGGATATATTTTATAGTCAATTTTGGTAATGTAATTCTCTTCTTCATATTATGGGTTTAAAAAGGGGTGCATAGAAAAATTCTATTACACCCCTCATAATAAATCAAAAACCTATTTAAACTTAAAATTCGAATCCTTTAGGTTTTACTACAGTTGCAGCTACATTAGTTGCAGCTAAAGGATTTGCATTTGCAGAAGGTTGTTGTACTCTATCATATTGAGGATTAATAGTTAGTAAACAATCATGTCCTTCTCTATACCTATCCATAAAGTTATTAAATAATGGAATTTGTAATTGTCCTTTTGGAGAATAAGTTAATTTCAACCAAAATGGAATTGCTTTACCTTCTTTAGTTTTAAAGACAGGTTTTCCTCCTCTTCCTTTATTAAAACTATCTGCAACAGATTCGAAGAATTTATCATAATCTGCATCTTCTAAAATAGCTTTTTTTCCATCAACTTTACCTACAACAGTACCTAATGGAGAATTTTCTGGTCCTGCAGTTGTGTGTGCTCCATCTCCCATAAAACAATTAAACATATGTGCAAGATGTGCATCTTGAGCATTTATTCTTTTGCTTTCAGTTAATTTACCCAAATCGCCTTCAATCATGTTTTCATAATGAATGTGTGTACGTTCTTTGTTTTCACTATGAAAAACAAATACTAATGAAGGAATTTTTTCATCATCATCATTTGTTCTCCACGAAACTGCAACGGATTCAATTGCTGCTAAATTAAATGGTTTGTCAGGAGATACTTTAAAAGGCACGTTATTCTTTCCTGTAACTTCTGTGCCAACGGCTTTACGTTTTGCCATAATATAAAATTTATATAAATTAAAAAATAGGTTTAAAACCCCGTTAATTTAATTAACAGGGTTTTTTAAAAATATTAATTCTAAGATTTTTTAGGTCTACCAGTCGCTTTAGAAGCTCTTTTTTGTTCTTCTTTAGCGTATGTTAATCTGTAATAGATTGTAACAGGGCTACCTTCATTTGCTATTTCATTTTCTTCAGCTAAAGCAGTCCACATATTGTCTTTAATTAAACCTGCTTCTTCTGCTTGTTCAAATGTACATACAGCGTGGTCATTAAATAAAACAGCGTTATCGTTTGAGCTAATTGTATAATAAACAAGTTTTTCTTGATTACCACCTAAATTATGCCATGCATTAGATGTAGAACATTGTAAAACTCCTCCATTTTGTTTTGAAGGAGAAGCTAATTTTGCTCCATTTTTACTACCTAATGGCTGCAAAAATGTAACTATACTTTCTTCTCCACCAAAATTTTGTCGTCTAAAATCTATTCTAACTCCTGCATTTCCTCTATCAACATTTATTTCTCCGTATGGTATATTTAAAATCTTACAGGCAAGTGTATTAATTTTAATTGTTCCATTATTAGATGTAGTACTGATGTAAGGAGCTTCTTCTTGAGATACTTGAATTGTTAAAGTCTCAAACGTAACATCTTTTCTAAAAGATGTAAAATCAAACGTATTTTTCATAATACAAAAAAAATTTAATAAATTAATAAATAAATGATAATAATTACTCGGATTTGTCGGAAATTTCAACATCTTCCTCTACTTCTTCAAAAGATGTATCTATAGTTGCATTTCCTTTTTCATCAAATGTATAATCTACACCACTATATTGTGCTACCTCACTTGTTTCTCCCAAATTTTTAAGTAAGTCAGAGCCATATCTTTTTGCTCCTTTAGTAAAACATCTAGCATATAGCATCGCTCTTTGATGTTGTACCCAATTACCTTTTGAAAGAAAACCTGCTTGAGCAGCTTCGTGTAAATAATAATCTACAATTTGATCTATGTTTTTAGATTTACGAATAAATCTAATTGATGTCCTTCTATTTGAATAACCTTCAGGAAGATGTGGACAATCAATTCTCATAATGAAGAATTTAGCAGTTTGTTCAATATTTAATTTTCCATTTTTATCGAAATCTGCAGGAGTTACTATTTGATAGTAACCTTCTTCAATTTTTTGTTGAACTTCTTTCATAGATAATATAACAGTACCTAAACCTTTGATTTTATAATGCTGTACTTCAATAGCATCTTCAATGATTTCATACTGTATATCTCCTGCTAAAAGAATTCCTTCGTGAACATGTACACCTGCACACACTCTTGTACCTCCAGAACCAGGTATTGGATATAATTCATTAATAGCTTGAGAAAATGACAATCCTATGTCTTTTCCATATTGCCATACTAAAACTAAATCTTCTGGTTTTTTAAATGGTACTAATGCACTTGTCACTAATTTTTGAGCATGTTCAAACATTTGAGGAAATGAACTTTCATTTACCCAACTTGTTGCTACTAACTCATTTTCAATCTCTTTTTTTTTCTTTTTCATGTTTATAAAGATAATGAGATTATAAAATTTTTTAATAAAATATTTAAGTTAATTAACCCTAAAATCACTTTTCACAGCACTTAATATTCGCCCGTGATTGAAATCTTCTTTAAACCATAAATTACCAATCTTTCCTTTACGGCTTTTTATCATTGCACCATGTATTAGGTGCTTCGTTGATAGTCCATCAATTCCGTATTCATGAATATTTAGATTTATAGGTCTATGATTAATTAGTACATTGTCGCATGCCCACCATAATTGACTACCGCAATGAATATCCTTTTTCCCGGGATAATGCATTGCATTTTTCAATATTCTTTCTTCTGCTTCAATATTTTGATTTAATTGCCCTAAAGGAATAAACATAGCATTGAAATCAGTGCGTATATCTATACCTAATAAAGCGGTTGCAGATTGTAATTCCATGTCGTTTCTCTCGTCTAATTTTTTACTGAGAAGAGTATGGTCTATAGATACTACAAGTTTGTGGTCGGGGTACATATTTTGTATTTTCTCTACTGTCCAATAAACTTGCTTTAAGTTACCAGTAGTTGCTATATAGAATTCTTTACGGTTTCTGAAACTCTCTAGAACTTCTTTACAACTATTCGTTTCTACATCGGTAAGTTTTACATAATCTTTTAGTTTTTTATCCCATTGACTTGACATTAAGTAGCCATAAGATTTTCCTAATCTATTACTTGCACCTCTAAGTAATTCATCAGCGGCATCCATTTCATAACCAAAATGTACACAAATAACTTTATGTATACATCCTTTGTTTATTGCTTTGTGAATTAACTGATTGTCATATTTTATTAAAGATGCACTTGGATAATAAAGTGCATTAGCTAAGTTTTCCTCATCAGGATAACCTGCTTTTTTAGTATCGGGGTCATAATAAACACCTGTTGCTTCATATTCATTTAAAGTGAATGCTTCAATATTTCTATATACAATATCGATATTATCAAGAAAATCTTGTCTAAGCATATTTAGAAAATAAGATTTTCCCGAACCAGACATACCTGCAATTAAGGTAACATGTCTGAATCTCCAATATTTTAACATAGCTCTATCTAAAGCATCCCATCTACAATAAAGTCCGTGTTGTTCTCCTGACCTTTCTTCATCTATACGTGCTGCTGCTTCACTAATGGCATCAGCTGTAGGTGTGAATATTAAACCTTTGTAATCTTCGAAATTAGAAGTCGTCATCTGTTTGAATTGTTGTAAGATTATCTAATTTGTTTACTTTGTTTAATCTTAAATCTCTCAATTTAGTCCAATATTCTGCTTCTAGGAATTTTTTTATTCCAAAATTTAATAAATTATGTTTTATACCATATTTAACATCTTCCATAATAGCATCATGTTCTAATCTATCTCCATTAATAGCATCCCAATAAGCTACTCTAAAAATTTGTTTACTCATTGATGTGAGTGGTATCATCGTTCCATCTTTTTTACGAACAAAACCAGGATATAAACACCATAATTCATTTCCTGCATTAAATTTATCTGCATAAATAACCTTAAATTTTTCGCCTATACTGTATCCTACAGTTTCTTTAATAAGGAAATCTCTATCAATTAAATCATCTCTTTCTTTTATAGATAGAAATTTACCTTTTTTGTAAGGAAAAGTATTTGCATATAATTTTATGGTACTGACTTTTTTACAGAAAAGTAAATGCAAAACCATGTATTGCTCCACAGTAATTTTGTGTTCAATACAGTAATCAATAATTCTGTCATAACTGCGCATTGTGTTAATAAATAATAAAATGATTAAATACTAGAAATATCGTATACATCGTTATTATGTATAGTAAAATCTATATCTTCGACGCTTTCAACCCATTTTACATAATGCTCATTTTTTGATTGACTAATTCTAAGCCAATCATAATCTTTTGTACCTTGACAGTACAAATTAATTATAAGCATTACTGCTTTAGGGTTTTTTGGTAGTAATCGTTTAATTCTTCCCCCTCTTTGTAATTGTTTATTAGGATTACTTGTACGAGCTGTAATTAATCCTACTTCAATATCAGGGCAATCAAAATTTTCATCCATTGCTGATGCAGTACATAAAACATTTGCTGTTCCGTTAATAAATGCTTCAACTGTTAACTTTTTAAGTGTAGTAAGACCAAACTTCTTTATTTCGCCTGCTCTTTTTCCTGTTTTATATCTAATAAACTCTCCATGTTGATTTGTAAGAGGTCTACTTTTCATTTGTGTATGATATGAAACTGCTACACCTAATTTCTCTTTGTTGAACCAATCTGTTAACTCGTCAGCAAATTTTGTAGATTGACCAAATGTCATAATCTTTTTATTATGGAATTTTTTTAATATTTCCATTGCTGCACAGTATTTACTATCATTATTATACAAAAAATCGTTGATATTTTTTAAATTTTCAACAACTCTTCTTGCATATCCTCTAATAATTGAAGGATTCCATAATTTATAAATATGATGACTAGAACTCATACTGGATTTCCATCCCATATGACTGGCATATTGTTCTGCCCATTCTTGTGCAGTTCTATATATACCATTTCTTCCTTTTCCTCCTCGATGACAAAGAAATGCTGCTCTAATACCATGATCTCCAAATTTTGGAAGATGCTTGTTAATTTGGTCTTGATACCCAATGTATTCCTTTTTTTCTTGTGGGTGTAAATTAACAGTAAGATTATATTCTATAAATTGCGAAATCCAACCTTTCTCTAAAGCTTCTGTTTGACTGATAATATCTATAGGATAATATAAATCTAAAATCTGTCTATGTCTACCTCTAGGGTCAAGGAATGTTGCAGTTAATCCTAAATTATAAGTGAATTGTATATAATCTCCATTTATATATCGAATATATTCTTCACTATAAAATTTATGTAATTCATCTACTATAAGTAGATTTGTAGATAAGCGTAAGTCATTCTTTATAAGATATTGTACTGTTACAACTTTTACTCTTTTTCTTATATCTAAACTTTTTATATGAGAATTCAATTCACGAATCCAATGATGATAATGGACTTCTCTTGAAACTAATATAGTAATGTAATTACTTACACTTTTATTTAAAAATGGTTTTATGATTTCTTGAATAGTACCATAAGTTTTTCCAAAACCTGTAACAGCCCAAAATGTTCCACTACCGTTTTTATTTGAACCATATTTAGTACTATTTCGCCATTTTTCTGCGAATTCTTTTTGTCTTATTGTTTTGCTTTCCATGCTTTTTAATAAGTTTTTTTAAACGTAGTCTTTTAATTAAATGTTTTATTTTATTACCATAACAAACTCCTTTATAACAAGAGGTAGCATATACTTGCCCACCAGCTTGTACAAATGCTTTAGATTTTGCTGTAGTATTACCTCCACAAAATGCTTCACACCAAGCTTTTATTGTTGGTTTTCCTTTAATTCGGTGTCTGTATTTTTTAGTGAGAAGTTTTGAATGTGCCCGAATTGACCACCATTTAGATTTAAATTTTCTAAACCTATCTGTTGGACTATCGTCATGAGCAATGACGTAAGCTTTTTTGTTTTTACCCCAGTATTTGTGTCCATAATAATTATTACTTTGATGACATAATTTACTAAATCCATAATTACTTTCCAATATAGCTTGTGCAACTATAATTTCAGGAGGTATATCAGGATATACTTTTGCTTCTTCAATAGCAGCTATACACATAAAATCAATAAATTCGTTTATCTTATGTCTTTTCCATAATTTAAACTTCTTTCTTTTTATTGGATTTTTTATATGTAAACCTTTCCATTCATTTGAAGTAAGCCATTCTCTATCTACTGGCACACCTATTTCATTATAAACAGGGTTAAAAACTTGAGCATATCTGCCTGCATAAATATCAATATTTTCACAACCAAATAAACTTGTTATGTAGGTAACAATCGAAATAATAAAGGCTTTCATAATTTTTTTTATTTTGTCCAAGAATCGAGAACATCATAATCTGCTCCCATTTTTACACGCGACATATGTCTATTAGCCGCATTTATCATTGTTTTTCTAACATATTCTGGAAAATTAATTTTTCTTTTAGATGATTTATATTCTTTACTTTGACCGTCAATTCTTTTAGGCATTGAAAATACAAGTTCATCATGTACTTGAGATAACCATTTTATATCTTTATAATTATTTATATCTGCATAATTACAAATTTCTATAATAGCTTCTTTAATACAATCAGCTTGTGTTCCACTAATAGGAACATTTCTTGCTTGTCCATCTATGTTTTTCTTAGAAACATAAGATAATTCATACCTTTCTTCAGTTTGAATAACTTTATATTTACCATTCCCTAAATAAACAATTTGAGGATTTAAAATATTGTATTCTTTTTCATGATGTTCTTCGATCTCTTTAAATAATTTTAAAACATCTGGAAACCATATTCTTGATTTGCTTTTATTGTCGTATTGTAAATAGCCTTGTGAAAAAGCTTTTTTAACATTACTTTCAACATAAGCATAAGCATCTGGTATTACTGATTTTTGAGCTAATAATATAATATGTCCTTCTTCTTCTGTTACATTAACAGGAATATAATTAGGATTTATTTTCATTAATTCAGAATCAGTACCATTAAATGTTTCAGCAGCTTTATTAGCTTTCATTCCATATAAACCTCCAAATGTTCCATTTTTGCCTGCTTGTCTATAAGCTTTGTTTTTAGTTTTAGAAACAATAAAAGTTTTAGATAAATTATACCAATAAAGTACTTCTTCATTTTTGCTTTTATCTAAATCGTTTGGTTTCCCCATTAATTTTTCAAATTCTTTTGGGTTATTCCATTTTCCTTCTAATTTACCTGCTCTATATAAATAAATAGTTCTCCATACATTTTGAACCATTGGCGAATGTGTATCATCTTGTTCAATCGCCCATTTATATAAATTTTTATCTCCACTTTTGTCACATAATATTGCAACTTCTGCACCAGATAAATCACAAGTAACTATTGAAGATTCTTTTCCAAAAATTAAATCTCCTTTAAAACAATGTCTAAACTTTTTCTTTCTAGGGATATTTTGAGCATTATATTTATCTGATTCTAAATATCCTCCACCAGATTGAAATCTACTATTTACTGCATTTGCTTGTCTAAAAATAGTATGTAATTTTCCTGTTATTGGATTAATTTTTTCTAAGAAATTTTCTCCAAATGATGTAATTTCATGATTAACTTCTCTCCATTGTTTAAGAATTAATATGAAATCTCTTAAAGGTGTTTTAGGAAAATCTATTAAATATTTTGTTAAAGCGTTTTTACCTGTAGTAAATCCTTCTCCTGCTGTTTGTTTAAAAGAGAATTTTTTTCTTTTAAGAAATCCACAATTACCTACAATCTTATTTAAATTGTCGTCTAAGCAAGGTATTAAATAATTATATTTTTTGGCTATCGAACCTTGTAAAGGAGCTGGTTGTTTTAAACAAGCTAATATATATAATATTACTTTGTCTGAACCCCAATTAATATTATTAATACCTTTTGTAGTTTTTACTTTTTTTACAGTTCCAAATAAATTTGTAGATAATTGCTGTAATTTGAAATTTCTATTTCTATCATACATACCACCTGAAATTCTAGATTTTTCTACTTTTGGTAAAGTATCTCTTAATTTCCTAAATTCATCATCTAATTTACAAGCTAATTTATGCCGTATTTTAGTTGATTCATCTATATTACTTTGCCATTTTTCAGTATCAAATCTAAAACCATTTAACTCGCATTGTGCTAAATGATAAATTAAAGGGAATTCTATTCCATGCATCCAATTTTTTAAATCATATTCAGTTAAATAATCATATTGACTGTCTTTAATAGCTTCTAAATTAATTAAATCTTCAGCTAAATATTCTATATGATTATGCTCAAATACAAATGTTTTTGGGTCAGCATTAATAAAATCTAAACGTGTATCTTTTCCGTGTTTTCTGCCTATACCTAAATGTCTAAAAGTTACTGCAGATAAATTAAATTTAAATTTAGGATTAGATTGACATCCTTGATAAATCTTTTGTTCTGCAATCATAGTGTCATAAACATTTTTATGATGAAAATTGAAATTAATTATCTCTAATTTTATATCATATTTAATGTTATGACCTATGTATTTTAAATCACTAGGAATTTTCCAATTTTTAATATTTATTGAACATAAATCAATACAATATTGTACTTGTTTGTTTCCTAAACCTAATAATAAAGGTTTTAATGTATAAGCATCAAGACCAGTAGCTTCATAATCTTTTGCTACTGGCTTTCCTATTCTATTATTTTCTGCTAAAAAATCCTCTAGTTCTCTCCTTCCTTCTCTTTCAGATAAAATTTTACCTTGAAAATTATGTTTTTTTGAGTTAGTTATAAATTTTATCATATGTTTTTTTGTTTAGAAAATAATGTGTGTAAATTTCTTTGCTCTACTTGCTGCAACATATCTAAGTTGCCTTGTAATTTTACGATATATTCTGTCTGCTTCATCATTCCACTTACCCTGTTTTTCAAGTAAATATTTATTTACAAAGTAATGTTGAAAAATATCAGCTATATCTATAAATACTTCATTGTATGTTGAACCTTGACTTTTATGGACAGTTATTGCATATGCATAATCAAATGCTTTATTAGGCATATATCTATCATTATATATTTTTGATAGATTTTCTAATAATAAATGATTGTCATAAAATCCATAAAAACTTGCCCAACCTTTTGTTTTTGCACTTTTCTTATAATATTCGTAATTATTTACATACTCATTATAATCTTCTTTTCTTACAAAATCAATTAATTCTTGTTGATCTTCAGAAACTTCTGCAAGAGTACTGTAAATTTTTATACCAATTGAACTTAATTCTTTTGTTACTTCCTTAACTAAAAGTTCATCAGAATTGTGCACTAAAGTATATGTAGACCTTGTACTTCTATCCCATCTTGTAATTGGTCTATAACACATCAACAAATCTCCTTCAGTTAAATTATCTGAAGTATTTGGAAATAATTTTTTTCTAATAGTTTTGTTGTGTTCATTGACCTTATCATTTCTCCAAGCTAAAGTTTTTACTGCTTCATAATCTTCTTTTGAGTAATAATCTATAAAAGTTTTAGCCATAACATCGTTAAAATTATGAATACTTTTGTAAATTTTAAAACCTTCGCCTTTAGAATTTATTCTTTCATTACCTAAATGCTTCCTTAATATCTTGTGAGTATTAGCTACATTTTTAACTAAATCTACTTCAAGAGCAGTAGTAAAAATTTCTTGTTCTTTTAGATTATCTATTAAAACATTCCAAGAATTATTACTCCTTTCTATATCATGTCGGTCTGCCAATAGTAATGAATAAGCTGGATTTCCTGTACTTTGTCTACAAGGTGTAGATAAATGTACAATTCCCCCATCAATATATTTACTATTAAATACAGGAGATTCTGTTTCTCCTACAGGCGGCAATTGTATAGGGTCTCCTACAAACAAGATTTTTGTTCTGTTTTGTATTGCTTTTTCTTGTAAATATTCAAGAAGAGAAGATTGAATCATTGAAGCTTCATCCAATAAAATAAAATCATAATTAGAAATCTTTGGTTCATTCTTCTTATCAAATCTTAAATTTGCAGGGTCAAAATCTTCTATGTCCTGGTCTACTGCTAATCCAAGAAGAGATTGTAAAGTTCTTCCTGTTTGTTCACTTTCATTTTTTATGACTTTCAATGCTTTATGTGTAGGTGCAGAAACACAAATATTAAATTGAGGAATGTGTTTAAGAACAATCCTACTTAAATAAGATTTTCCTGTTCCTGCAGGTCCTGCAAGTGTCATAAAAAGTTTTTCATCATCGTATGCCCAAGCAACAATATCATTAGTTGCATGATATTGGCATGTTGTAAGTTCTTGTTCCATAGTTATATATTTAGCCATTTCATAGCTTTCAAAATAGCTGTTTTCATATTTAATTTAATTTGGTGACTTATATTTTCATTAATTTGATTATCATTTACATAATTTTTTTCTATATAAGGACAACCATCTTCATAATCAAATAACCAATCTTTAGCTTTTGATTGATATTCTTTGTTATCATTGTTAACGTAAATACTGTAACCTTTTTTATTTACATCTATAATAACTCCATGATTTGCAAAGAAATCTACAAAGATACCATAGTATAATGAAATATCTTTTTCAAGTAAAACAAATAAATCAATAATTTCATTTAATTTTTTATCTTGATAATATGTAACTAATAGTTTATTTGCTTTAGCTGTATCACTTAATTCTTCTAAAATCATATGAAATATTTTTTTAAATATGAATGAAAATAATTAGAAATAATTTCTGGATTAAATCCGTAAGGAAAATTACCTACTTTTATAGATTTATAATTATCTTTTAAAAAGTATTCACAAGTAACTTCCCATCCTCCATCCTTTATTTCATTATGTTCCCATTTTTGTTTATATTCTTCATTCATACAAAAATAAAGTGTATCAGCTATTCCAAATGTTACTCCTATTCTATTAGGTAAATCATATTCTACATTATTGAAGATAAGTTTACTCCAATTAGTGGCAATTTGGTCTAAAGACCATCCTAAACTTTTTAGACCATATAGTCCTAAAAGTTGATTAGAACCGTCAGCAGATGCTAACAGTTCTAATGCATTTTTTTCTTCTTTAGTCATAGTTTTAATATTCTGATGTAAAAAAGCATTCGCCTTTTTCTATAATACATTTAAATATTTTTAATCCTAACTGCGTATCTGCAGCTAGTTTTGTTATATTTTCCTCATTATATTTTTTTTGTTCTGAAGGAGTTTTACTATTAATCCAATCATAAAACCATTGAGGGTCTGTAGACCTGTCAACATTTTCATTACACTTTATATTAAAAAGTGCAATGTTTATATCTAATTGTTTAATATCAAACTCTTCCATCCCATAATAATCATAAGGAATAAAGTTAACTTCTGATTCTCCTCCATATTGAGAAGCAGCGTCAGAAGATTGGATACCGAGCCAAAATTTGTGCTCGATATCCCCTGATGTCCATCTACCCATATTAATTTAATTTTTTAGATTTTTTAAAAACACCTTTTACACCATTTTCATACCCATAAAAACCATATGTGGCTTTAATAGTATCATCAAGAGATTCTATTTTATCTTTATGTATATCAATAAAATAGTTTACTTCTGATGGTTCAATACCATACCTAGTGGATAATGTAATATGAGGATGAAAGTTTTTCGACACACTATTTTCAAGAATAAGTGCATCTATCTTGTCAGTAGTAAGTCTACCTACAACTTTTAAAACAGTCTTTCTTCCCATATCTACATCTAATTCTTCAGGTCTATAAGATACAGTCATATGATGTCCATATTGTTTTGGATGAATACACTCATATTTCTCAAATATATTAGTATTAGGGAATGCTGCTGTGTAAATAATATCATTTGCAAGATTATCTTTTACATGCTCATTATAATATTCAAGATGACTGTGTGTATATTGAGAATCAGAGTACCAATTGTTTTTTGGGAATTCTTCTATTGCACAACCATAATTGTAATAGATTGTTTTTATATAATCTCCTTCTAATAACTTATCTAAATCTTCTTGGTAATATTTTTTATTACCTACTCTCCAAAATCCACTATTGTTATTAAAACTTATACTTAATCCTTCTTTTAAACCTTCAAAAATTTCTTTGTTTAAAAGTTTGAAATATTTATGAGACCCTTTAGTCCATCTTTTGTAAAATCTTGTCATTAGATTATCTTCCCAGTTTGTATACAGCCTATTTACTATCTTAAAACCATCTAAAGTCATTGTAAAAATGTCAGAAAAGTTGGTAATAATATCTTCTAAATACCCATATGTTATGTTAGCAAGAAGTGTATTAACTGTTATTTTTTCATACCTTTTTGCTTCTTCATTCCAATCATAATTATAATCGTAATCATAATCAAAATCTTCTTCATGAATAACCTCTACGGTTTTAAATTCATACATTTCTAATTCAGCATCTTTGTAACCTTCCTTCAGAGTTATGATTACTCTTCCTATGTGGTTAAATTCATAATCTGGAATTGCTAATAATTTTTCTCTTTCTTTTAATTGTTTATTATATTCTTTACTATCTTTTGAATAGTGTTTATATAATTTTGGTAGTTTTGTCTTTTTAATTGAATCAAGAAATTTTTCTTCAGTTTCTTTGTCACATCTAATTAAATTTTTAAGAACAAAAATATCTTGTAAATCATCGATTCTGATGATTTTAAAATCTTTGTCTGTTAATTCTTTAAATGCTGTTAAATTTCCAAATGTTGTCATTTTTTATAGTTTTTTATAGTTTTTGAAAAAAAGGGAATAACCGTTATATTAAAGTACTTAGACTTTCTCCCAAGTATTATTGTGTTATATAACAAGTTATTCCCGCTTAATGCACTAAAGCTAATCGTTTCGTTATTAGCAGCATCAAGTTTTAAAATAATTTGAGTTGATCTTTTGTTTTTATCATCTTTTTCAACTCACTTTTTGTGTAAAATATACTAATCTCTTCTCCTCTCTCTTTGTTCCTTTCTTCATGTTCTAAAGGATAACCTAACCAAGTACCATTATCTGCTCTTAACATATTAATAGTATCAATTCGGATTTTTACTCCTTTAGAAGAATAATCGAAAAAGCCTACAACTTTACCTACTTTATCAATGAAATAATTAAATGATGAACCTCCCCAACCACTACAAAGTTTATCTATATCTTCTATTGTATTTACCTTTCTATTTAGAAATATAGTTTTAATGGCTTTTTCAATTTGAAGAATCTCTTTCAAAGTTTTATTGTACTTCTTCATATTCTCCAGTTTCAGTGTAAAAATTGTCGGTAAAGTTATTTAAGAAGAATCTTGAAACATCTCTGTGTTGTTTCAAATAAATACTCGGATGACTTTGCTTTTCAATGGCATATGTACATAAATTGTAAATATTCCAAAGATTGCCTTTGTCTACTCCATAGTCATGTGTTGGATTACGATACTCCTTTTGAATTAACGATAATTGGTTCATTCTTAATATCTCTTCCTTTAAGAATATTCCTCCTATTAATTGATGTAAAGCTGTTTCACTTAATTCTACTTGCTTAAAAGTTTCTCTTACTTTTAAAGTATCTTCAAACTTTGCTTTACTAGCTTCAATAGCATCTATAATAAATCTATTAAGTTGTATGTCTGCTATACCTTGGTGCTTACTTTTAAATGTATGGTCTCCTACAACCATTCCATTACTACATATAAATACACTTGCACCTATTGCAAATTTAACTGACATACTTTTATCGTAACTGTTTTGGAATGCTATCATACACCCCATATCATCATCTCCTAAACTTAAAGTATATTTAGCAGTCATTTTGTTTAAATCCCTGTCTGTAAAATATACTTTATCAGTAATCTTTAAATTCTTTTCTTCACACATATTGTGCACATTTGTGATAATTTCGTTGTGACTAATAGGTGTGTAAGTACGAGTACTTTTTGGTGCTACTGCATCCATTAATAATGTTTCCATTTCCATAGCTTTTGTTATTTATTTATTTAATTAATTATTACACATTTGTTTCCACAGGTTTTCTATCTCTGCATCTTTATATCCTGCCATTAAGAAATACCATTCATACAACTCTTTTGTATGTTTATCGTGGGCTTTTAATAAAGTTGTATTTATACAATCTTCGTCATATTTATCTGTATAAATACCTTTTAATGCATTTACATATGCATCTTCTACTAACTCCATTATCTTTAGAGCTTTCGCAATCTTTTTTTCATCTAGTTTATCAGCCATGTTTCTTTAGTTTATTACCTACTGGCGTTATATAATTATTTATTAATTTAAGCATATGTTTGAATAATATACTGTCATAAAGATTATGATAAGTATGACAAGGACTTGAAAATGTCATGTCTCTATGAAATTCTTTATATTCTGTATAGAATACTTTGTAATACAATTTTCCACTAATAGAATCTTGTAAAAGAAATATTCTTATAAAAGAATTAAGAAAGTTTACCTCTCCTGTTATTACTGCTGTATAATGATAGTCCTCTACACTATCTGGTATCTTTAAGTCTTTGTTGTTATATATAACTTCTCCAACAAATCCAGTCTTATACGCTTCCGTCTTTTTAAAAATTAATCCTCTTACAAATAATAAATATATTATCTGTTTTGGTTTTAGTTTTAATGTATTTAGCATAATTTCTAGTCCAATCTCCTGCATTGTTGTATCATTTGATTGAATTAACTCTACACATCTGTTAATACATTGCTTTAATGTTGTTTCCATTGTGAATATTTTTGTTATAAATTAGGATTTGTTTAATCCTATTTGTTTCTAGTTTATTGTTTTGTTTTATATATACTAGTTGTTTAGTTTAGTATAAACAAATTAGTTGATTTTGTATGGTTATGTTATAGGTGTACGCAGTACACCAATAGTTCCAACTGTACTCCAAATTAGAATATTATATTTAGTTTTAATTTACATTTAAAGGCAAGGTTTAAGTTAAGTACTATTTATACCTAGTAAGTATAGATGACTAATATCGTTACTTACTATGTTATTATTATAAAACATTTTAAGGAAAATAATAATGATATAAATAAGTACTCAACTCACAAAAACCATAAAAATAAAAAAATATAAAAAAACACAAAAATCTATAAGGAGGAGGGGAAATAATTGCCAAATTTTTAGCTATCGAGCATACTTATCCCCCTACAGCGTAGCTTAGTTCTGCGTATGCTGCTCGGAGCACGGTTTGGCTTGCCAAACCTTAGTCGAAGGTTATTTTGTGGTATTTTAAGTTTAGTTTGTTTTTCCTATTTGTGTCAGCAAATAGAATTCTGCTTCTGCAATTCGGCAGAAGATTTGTTTTGGTTCTTTTGCAAATAGGTAAAAGAACACGTTATGTAATAAAAACAAACCCCACACGATTAAGTGTGAGGTTTGAGTAAAAATCAAAAAAGAATTACAATCCCATATCATCATCTGCATCTGCAGTTTCTAATACTTGACCCATTGCTGCAGCTAAACGAGACATTCTCTCTTTATTTCTGCGAGCTTTTACAACATCAGCTGCAGTAATTTTCTGCTCATTATAGGCAATTTCTGTCTGCAACATTATCTGTTGATTCAATTCATTTAATTGTTCTTCAGCTGATTGAGAAAGATGAATCATTTTATCATCCATTTTCCAAAAGCTTTCTTGGTAATTTGGTGAGCCTGTAGGACCAACGATAGTATTACCATCTTTGTCTTTACCAATTGGCTTACCCTTTACACACCATTGCAATGTACAAGTGAATGTACTTGGGTCAAAAGAATTCCCATTGATAATTGCAGCTGCTGTAGTAAATCGAGTATCAATCATATTCTCGACTTCAGCAGTAGTGAGCATTACGACATTATGTTCATACTCAGTATTAGCTGAATTAACAGTCATTACCAATTTGTCTTTGTCTTTGCCTTGTAATTTTGTGTTTAAGTTAATGATTGGCAATGAAACGTTAACTCTTTGTCCGTGAACTTTTTTTGTTGCACTCATAATAAATAAGGTTTTTGATAAAAATTAAATAATAAGATTAATAATAGCTGCAAATAACAATCTACAGCTAAACCTAAGTCGAAGGTCCTTGATTATGGTATTTTAAGTACAGTTGGAAAATAACCCTACACTATTGTGTAAGGTTTTATATTAATATAATAGTCCGTGTTCTGCATATGCAATTAATCCAGAACCAAAGATTCCGATAATTATTGCAAATACTACATAACCGAGTAATTCTCGGTCTGCATTAATAAACTTGATTAATAACTCTTTAAGAATTAATAGAAATATTGCGACTATTGTTGAAATAAGAAGTAATTCTGACATAATTTTTATATTTTATAAATGAATTTAATATTTAGATACGAACATCATAAGGAAACCGAATATAATACAGTAACAATGTAATATATATGGTAATTGTGTACCCCATAATAATGAGGTAAAAAGTAATAAACCCAATAGATTTATTACTTTTATTTTTAATGGTCTTTCTTTCATAATTAATGATTTTTGTTACATACAAACTTATATGCTAAAACTTATTCGAAGGTCTGCGTTTATGGTATTTTAAGTATAATGTTAAAATAACCACTATTAATAATTAATAATGGTTATTATTGCTTGGTAGTTTTATAAATAAGCACCTTACTAATAAGATGCTTATTATGATAAAGCTAAGCATAAGCTTTACCGTGAAATTCATAGCCATTCTGTTTTGCATAATTGTATGCATCAGTAGCTGTATTAAATTTTTGATTGAATTCTTGAGGTATTAATCTGCTTGTATATGTACAGTGTACATATTTAATGAATGTAAAGAACATAGTACTATGGTTTTTGTTATGTGCAATGTCGCACACTAAACCTCAGTCGCAGGTTGTACTGTTTATGGTATTTTAAGTATGATTGGTTAAAGACTTTGATCGTACTATAATGAAAAACAAAAAATTTAATCCATACTGTACATATGCACATACACTTTTAAAATCTGTAACAAAAACAGAAATCTGTACATATGAAAGAAAAAATTCTGTAAGAATTTTTGATTGAATTTTATTTTAAATTAAGTTTTTGATTACAATTGGTGGGGGGTATTTAATTCAAAAATTTTAAGGGAGGGGTTTCATTATTGAGGAACACACAGATAATAAATATATCCAAAAAAATTTTTTATAAAAAAAATAAAATAAAAAAACCCTTAATTAAAGTGGGATTTAACTAAGGGTAAAATATGATTGATTTTAAACCATAAAAAAGAGAGAATATAACTATTTCAAGTTATATGAAAACATCTATGAAAACATCATTTATTTACACTATAAACATAAATATAAATAGTACTCTTGCCTATACCATTTATAATATATATATAAATAACACAAATTAATACAAAATATTGAAAGTACAAAATTTTCTTTTCATTATTTTTTGCCAGTAGTGAAAAAATTTTCATTATTTTTTTTGTCTACTGGCTATATATAATATATATTATAGTATATATTACAAAATTTTATTTTAAAATATGAAACCAAGAGATATTATAAGTCGTAAAATATTTGTAGAATACTTTTTAAAAATATACTTTTGTTATAACAGGATATTTTAATAAATATATATATAACAAAACATGGAAAGGAAAAAAGAAGAAAGTGTAACCCAACAACTAGTATTAAATTGTTTAGATTATTGGAATAGTGAATTAGAGGAAAGGAATATAGATAAGCAATATAGAATTGACATAAGTATTTACGACAATAATAAAACAGAGATAATAGGTGCTAGGAAAGATTTAGAAGTAACAGTACGTTTAACATATTTTTTACAGATTAAAAAATCTAACAAGACTGTTAAGTTATGGGAAACAACAGAAACTGCACAAACACTTAAAGGCAAGATGCCGAGTAGTAATAGAATGCAAAAAACGATAGACCAATGTTTTTTAAAATTTGTTAAGGAGTGTATAGGGATGTTTGGAATTATTGCTGAACAAAAAATAATTAACACGGGGCGAAAGAGTGATAACGGATAATAAAAATATAAACATTTTAAAAGACATTGCTAAAGAGATGAATCTTAATTTAAACGATGAAGATATATACTCTATAGTAGACTTTCAATATGAATCAATTAAAGGGGCGATGGAAGAGAAGAGATTTATCGAACTTCCTTATTTTGGAAGATTTTTTGTAAAAGAGGGTAGGGATAAATATTTAGAATCTGACAAGAGATTTTATGAACCCCATATAAAAGACATTTCTGATTAACTTATAAAATAAAAACTTAATGGATATAATTTCGGCAACTAGAGGTAATAATAATATAGTTGTCTTTTTAACTTGCTAATATAGACGTATATTAAGCAAGTTTTTTTTAAATAATAATTATGATAGGAATAGAGAAACCACTAATTGTTGATTCAAATGGGGATTTAATTATTAACCATGATTCTATTCGTGGCATAGAACCGTTTACAACTTTATTAAAAAGGCAAAGAAAAATTAAGGGAGATGCTGATGGTAGGAAAAAAATTCTTAATTTTAAGGAGTTGAAGTATATATACTTTATGTCTGATTGGGATACTTATCATAGGGGTTTATCAGATTATGACAGACCTAAAAAAGCTAAAAAAGATTGTGGATTGCCTACAACTTGGACTGCAGATAAGGTTGTTAAAGAGTGTATAAAAAAATATAAAGAGATAATAGATTACTATATACCTTCAGCAAGAATTCTAATTGCTATTGAAAAAGGGTTATCAATGTCTGCTACTGCGATAGAATCTTATATTGCACAGATGGAATTAGTAATACAGATGAATAACAAATTAATGAAAGATGCATCTATTACACCATTGGAAGCAGAATCTATAATGGAATCTAACAAAATTATACAAGTTAATATTACTGAAATATTAAGTTTAGGAACAAAGCTACCAAAAACATTAGATGGAGTTACAGCTTTACAAGAAAAAGTAAGAAAAGAATCTGGTACTGCAAAAAAATTGCAGGGAGATAAAATTAAAAGAAACCGAGAAGATCCTTCATAATATGAAATACATTAGAGTTGTAGATGGCACATATCAAGTTAAATTTCAAATGAGAGATATGGTAAATCGAAAATCAAGTACTGTTAGTGTTGGTGTTTATAACAATATTAAAGATGCTCTTGAAATAAGAGATTTTGTAGTTAGTTTAAAACCGAGGTCAGGTGTTTTATTTAAACACAAAGTTTTAAAACTAATAAATGAAAAAAGAGAAGAAATGGGATATTCCTATATAAGAAATTCATAAGATATAAGAAAAGGCGAAAAACTAAATTTATTTTTTTAACAAATAGGGCGTTAAAATAGGTCGTTATAATAGTTTAATTCAATTCGTCTTTTCTTTTTTAAAAATATAAATGATGCAATTAAAAAAGGGTAGTAAAGGTAAATATGTAAAAGAACTTCAAATCAAATTAGGACTTGAAGCTGACGGTATTTTTGGAGCAAAAACAGAATCTGCAGTAAAAAAATATCAAGAAGAAAAAGGTTTAGTAGTTGACGGAGTTGTAGGTTCAAATACTTGGAAAGAGTTACATACAATAAGTTATAAATACACTTTACAACAGGTGTATGACGCTACACGCAAAAAAGGTTATAAATGGTTTAATAGAGAAGATTACCAAGTAAACATTGTAGGTATAAGAAATTCAGATACTGAAGGTAGAGTTACTAATCATTATGATGACCACATCACTATATCATATAAATTAAATGGAGATTGGCATTTCCATTGTTGGGAAGCTACAACAGACCCAGGGGAGTATTGGATAGACAATCCTTCAAACACTAAGGGTTGTGCTATTTTAGTACCTGGTCAATACTGGAATGTATATAAGATAGATTTACATAATGGAAAATATAAAGCACTATGTCAAAGAAACGGTGTAGTTAAAGTTTATAGAGATGGTAACAAAGACGCTGTATATGATTATGTAACAAACAGTATAGATGAAGGTTATTTTGGAATTAATATACACAGGAGTAGTGCTTATAAAATAAGTAATTATATCAATAAATATTCTGCAGGTTGTCAAGTATTTCAAGACCCTGATGATTTCGATGAATTTATGGATATATGTTATAAAGCTGAAGATATTTGGGGAAACAAATTTACATATACTTTAATAGAGAGTAAAGACATAAAAAAGTAATTTATGAAAAAGGTTAAAATATATTTTGATGCTGAAGAACATAAGTATACGGATAATGAGGGAAATGCATATACTAGTGTAACTCAACTTATAGATAAATATAAACCTAAGTTTAATAAAGATTTTTGGGCTTGGTATAGAGCAATAGACCAAGAATATGGTATGTACGGAAAACCTAGACCAGATATGCCTGATAGAATATGGTGTAAAAGATTTCGTACTGATTCTGGAAGATACTATACAATTTCTGAATTATCTTCGGGGATATTGCCGATGAAAAAGCATCCTGTTAAAATAAATTATGAATGGGAGAAAAATGCTGCAGATGCTTGTGATAGAGGAAATAAGGAACATGATTATCTTGAAAATTGTATAAACAATTTTTATAAAGAAAAAGAAATAAACGAAACAGTATCTGTTGGAGAATTACCATCATTTACTTTCGCAATAAAAAATATAGAAACATTAAAAGATAGTCCATTAAGTAAAACGCATAAATCAGTTTTTGAAGTATTAAAAAAACTAATTAAAAGAGGTTTTACATTATTTGCAGAAAAACGTGTTTATTCATATGAACACAGAATTAGTGGTATGATAGACATTATAGCTGTAAATGATAAAAGTGAATTTTATATAGTAGATTGGAAAACAAATAAAGACCCTTTACAATTTCAAAGTGGGTATTTTAAGAAAGTCTGGAATTATAATAGAACTAAAAAAGTAAAAACTGATGAATGGGTTGACAAAGATGAAAGGATGTTTGAACCTTTAAATGATTTACAAAATTGTAAGGGAACATTGTATAGTTTACAATTAAGTTTATATGCAAGAATTTGTGAATTATGGGGGTTGAAATGTTTAGGATTAATTTTATGTCATTTACGAATTGAAGTCCAAAATAGTAACCTTATTTATCATGAGCCCATTTTTTATAATATATCTTATCTTCGAGATCATGTTGATAAAGTATTGTCTAGAGAACAAAAAGTAGAAATCAAAGCTAAGAAAAAAGTTTCTAGAAAACCTCTTAATTATTAAGTTGTGAAAAATATTTTTAAAAATAGAAAACAAATATTAGAAGGTATTAAAAATAATATTTTTAAAAAGAAACATATTGAAGATATAGCAGAAGAAAGATTTTCTATTTGTAAAAACTGTTCTTTTTTTGATACTAACGGCAAAAATTGTACTGTATTAGGAACACAGCCTTGTTGTTCTTTATGTGGATGTAGTTTAAAATTAAAAACTAGGTCACTATCTTCTGCATGTCCAGAATCTAAATGGTTGCCTATAATGGATAAAGATTTAGAAACCAAATTAAAAAATAAATTAAATAGTGATGACACAGCGTGAAAAAATAAAAAATTTAATAAGACAAAATGAAATACAAAAAGAAAGAATAGTTCTTTTAGAAAATGTAATTGCAGATTTTCATAAAAAAATGAATAGTCTTTTAACTTTTTGTAAGATACAAGATAGACAAACAGAACATGAAATAATACAGAGTAAATTTAATAACTCTTATCAAGATGATGAATTATAATGGATAAAAAAGAATTTAATTCAATAATGCAAATATGGGCAAGTATGTTAATACTATTAATATTAATAATTTTAATATTATCTAAATGAAATTATCTGCTACACATATAGTTTTTATAGTTCAATCTATATTACTTTTAATATTATTTTTTATTATAATATTTAGAAAACCTCCCGAACCTTATATAAATTACAATAAGATTCGAATGAATATGCAAGAAACAATAAATGTATTAAAATATGAATTTGACCAATTGCAAAATGAAAATATTGTTCTATATGAAAAAATAGATTCAATTCGGTATTTAATTCCCGATAACAGACAAAATCTTGAAAATATTTCTAAAGAAATTACCAAATTGAAAAAATCATATACCATTACTAATTATAGTGATAGTAGTGATATTGCACTCATTCGTAGATTATCTAAATAACTAAATTTATAAATTATGAAAATTGATTGGATTAATTCTTGGAAAAGTATAAATAAAAAAAATAAATATAGTATAACAATAAGGTTAGGAAAGTTAACAGTATTTGAAATTAAACTATGTCCTTGTGATAAAGATAAATGTTCTAAATTTAGATTTATGTTATTTAATTTAGGTTTTGAATTGTATAAAAAATAAAATGAAAAAACATTTAAAAGTTAATTTAAATATTGAAGATATAAAAGCTATCATCCAAACATTTGAGTATATAAAATGGCAGAATGGTAAAAAGCATGAACATAATAAATTATGTAATCGTATTATTCGCCAATGTAAAAAATCATTAGAAAATGAGAGTTAATATATTTATTTTAATTATTATTAATCTTTTATCTATATCTGCTAAAGGGCAAAATGATAAAGTTTGTGTTGAAAGATATATACTGGAAAAAGTTGCTAATCAACTGGATAGTTTTGAAATAGCTAAAAAATTACAAATAGAATGTAGCAAATTTGTAGATTCATCTTTAATGGTTATATCTACTCAACATAAATTAATAGATAATCTTGATATAGTTATTGCCAATAGTAGAAAGCAAATAAAAAACTTACAAGATACTGAAATTCAATATACTGAAATATTAAAAGTTAATGATGAATATATTAAAAGTTTAAAAAAAGAAAAAAAGAAACTTAAGACTAAATATACAATAAGTCTTATTGGTGGGGGTGTTTTTACAATAGGCTTAACTACAGCTCTTTTAATAAGTTTACTACAATGACAATTTTTGGAAAAATAACAGATGAACGAAATATCAAGTTATTAAATTATTCTTTAGAAGAAGAGAAAAGATTTAATAATCCTGATATAGCGTTTGTTTGGGTAATTCAAAGATATTTTGATAATGGTCAAAAATATGGAAAAACTGATTTAAATGGAGAGTTTGTTGCAAGACCATTATATGAAAGAGAACCTCAAGAAGAATTAAAATTTATTGATATAGATGTTTTTAGACAAGCAGCTTTTCATTTTAAAAAGCATGGATGCTATACTAAACTACATCCAGAATATGATTCTTTTGCGTATAATGAATGGTATGATAGAGAAGAGTATAGAAGAAAACATGGAATGACTGCTTGGGCAGGAATAGATAAAAAAGGTAAAAGAAGATTAGTACATATTCAAGGAGAGTATTATGGATTTTTAAATTATGCTCCAATAAAAAGAACTATTGATGATAGTGATATTACTGAAGATGAATTAAAAAAAGCTAAAAAAACTAGTGAAGAATCTAAAGAAACATTAATTGTTAAAGAATTAATGGGTAAGATTTCTACAAATAAAGTTACTTCTAAAACCATAGATTTTCCAGATTTCTTTGACGCACAATATCATATAAGTACTGCAAGAGGATTTGCTCGCACTATTGGCAAAAACTTCTTTTATGGTAAAGCAAGACGGAAAGGACAATCTTATTGGAATGCTTGGTGTGCATTTAATAATGCAGATTTACAAGCTTATAGTACTACCGCACAAGTAGCTTCTGATTTAAAATATTTAAATACAGGAGAAAAAGCATTATTTAATATGACTAAATCTTACGCAGATCATGTATGGGAACATACTGATTGGGGTAAGCATAGACAAAAAGATACTAATAGTGAATTATCTTTTGGTTATAAACTTAAAGGAGAAAATATAAAGAGAGGTTATCAATCAGAAGTTTTAGCACTATCAGCTATGAATAACCCAGATTGTTTAATAGGTAAAGATACTATTGAAGCACAATTTGAAGAAATGGGAAAATTTCCTAATTTTGTTGAAACATACGATGTAACAGTTTCTGCAACTGAAGCAGGAGATAATGTTGTAGGTTTTTTAACAGGATGGGGAACAGGTGGAACTAAAGATGCTAACTGGTTAGCTTTTGAAGAAGTTTGTTATAATCCTGATGCATTTAATATATTACCTTGTAATAACTTATGGGATGATTCAGCAGAAGGTACTCCTTGTTGTTATTTTTATGCACATGTAGACGGTCTTGAAGGACATATGGATTATAATGGCAACACAAATTATAAAACTGCGTATAACTCACATATAAAGAAGAAGGAAATTAAAAGATTAGTATCTACTAATGAGGCAAGTTATATGCGTTGGTGTGGGCAAAGAGCGAATAGTCCTTCTGAAGCATTCGCTAGAGATAGTAATAATATTTTCCCTACTGAAGAAATACAAGCACAAATTAATTATATTTTAAGAAACCCAAGTGTAAATAATGCTAGAAGATGTGGAGTTTTAATTCCAGACAAAAAATACGGAATTAGACTCAAGACAAATGAAGAATTATATGCAGAGGGTAAAAAAATACATCCACCATTAGACGAATTTCCTAGAAGAAAAGGAACTGACCCTCATGGATGTGTTGTTGAATGGCAAAGTCCTTGGAGAGATTCACACGGCAAAGTACCACCCAATTTATACGTGGCTTTTCAAGACCCTTATGGAGTTGATAAAACAAGTGATTATATAACAGTAAGAAACTCTGTTGCAGTTACTTATGTTTATCAACTCCCAAATAAGTATACAGGAAGTAAAGGAGGTATTCTTGTAGCTAATTATACAGGTAGACCAGAAAGACAAGACGATTATAACAGACAAGTTCTTTATTTATTACAAAGATATAATGCTAAATTATTATTTGAAAATGATAGAGGAGATGTAATTCCTTTTATGAGAAAAAATAAAGCTTTACATTTACTTTGTACAGAACCTGAAATGCAATTTGCTAGAGATATTAGTGGAAAAGCAGGAAGAGGTTATGGAATGCATATGACATCAGCAAGATTAGAAAAAGGAGTAATTTATCTTAGAGATCATCTTTTAGAAATAGTTAGTAAAGGAGGAGAAAATGGTAAAAATAAAACATTTCTTTCTTATATATATGATGTAGCGTTTTTAAAAGAATTGTTAAAGTGGAATAAAAAGGGCAATTTTGATAGAGTTTCTGCAATGATTATTGGCGAATATATTATTAAAGAGGTAGAACATATTGAAAGAGCTGCTCCAAAAGCATATCAAACAAACAGTATTTTTAATAGACCTCTTTTTTAAATTTTATGTATGACAGATAAAAATAAGAGTTACATAAAAAAAGACAGAAATTATAAATTATCTCATTTAATATCTTCTTCAAAAAAAACAGAGGAGTATATTAATGATATGGCTGACTATTACATTAGACAAAACAATATGATGTCTAATGAAAAAAGTGAGTTACAGATACTTTATGATGCTGCTCAAGGTATAATAGATTCTGACGATTATAAATATGTTACGAATCCTTTAAATACAGCTAATCAACAATTACAAAGATTTCCTGCTAAACTAAAAAATTATGATATTATAAAACCTATAATATCTAGTTTTGTAGGCGAAACATCAAAAAGAGACCATGGTGCTTCTGTAACTGTTGCTAACCCTGATGCTCAAAACAGGAAGAAAGAAGCTTTAGCTGAAGAGATGGAAAAAGTATTATCTCAAACTATTGTAAATGAACTTAATACTTTAGTAGATACAGGAGTACCTTCTCAAGAAACACAAGACCCTAAAGAAGCACAACAAGCATTTGAAGAAAATTATGATGATAAACGTGCAATAATTGGGCAAGAAGCACTTGATTATATTAAATATAATGTCAACCTTGATCAAAAAGTTTTAAAACTTATGTATGATTGGGTTGTAGCTGGTAGGGTTTTTACATTTAAAGAACCAAGACACGATGAAGTTATTTATGAAGTTATCGACCCTAGAGATGTTAGTGTTATTGGTTGGGGAAATAACACATATGCAGAAGATGCTGAAGCTATTGTAGTTTCAAGACAAGTTACAGGTAATGAATTACTTGGAAAATTTTATGAAGAAATAAGAGAACATAAACAAAAGGATGAGATATTAAAGTATATTGACCAAAAAATGTTTGATGGAAACAATATAAGTCATGATACTATTAATATGTCATCACACCATTTTGATACAAGAGATAACTCAAATAGTTCATTAGCTATAGATACTACAGGCAATATTACTTTATATCATGTAGTTTGGAATACTATAACTAAAATATATATTTTACATTATGAATCAATGCTAGGGGAGTTAAAAGAAATGTATGTTGATGATACATATGTTTTAGATAAAGAGAATGGAGATATTAAATTAGAAGAAATTTATATCTGTGAATGGTATGAAAATTATAGAGTTGATAATGTATTTTATATAGATGGTGGAAGAGGTTTAGCACAAAGACATATGTTAAACAATATGGCTAGTTGTAAATTACCTTACAATGGTGCTATGTTTGGTTATAGAATTTCTGAAGTAGATAGTAAAGTAAAACAAATGCTATCTTATCAAATGTTATATAATATTTTCCATTATAGATGGGAGTTATTATTAGCTAAAAATAAAGAAAAGATTATGGCTTTGCCTTTAGGTATGATACCTGATGGTGGAGGTAGAGGATGGGATGAAGATAAATTCTTTTATTTTATGGAAGCTATGAATTTCATGGTTTATGATGAAACTGCTCCAAATGCTCAACAATTTATTCAAGGAATAAAAGCTGTTGATATGGGGTTAGGTCATGCTATGGATAAAATGTGGAATAACTTACTTGCTATTAAACAAGAATGTTGGGATTTAATAGGAATGAATAGACAAAGATATGGAGATACATACGCTAGTGATGGAAAAGGAAATACAGAACAAGCTATATTTAGAAGTTCTATATTAACTGCACCAATGTATTTTCAGTTTGATAAATTTTTAGAACAAGATTATAAAGGTTTATTAGATGTAAGTAAGATTGCTTATAGCGATGGCAAAAAAGCAGCTTATATAAATTCAGATGCAAGAACAGCTTGGTTTGAAGTTGGAGATTTAGATGTTGTAGACTTTATGGAAAGTGAATTCAATGTCTT